GTCCGAAAACGGGTGGCAGATACACGATTACGCCGAGCATCAGGAGACTAAGGCCGATATTGAGGCCCGCCGGGAGCGCAACAGATTGGCAGGTCAGAAGGGTGGTTTAGCGAAGGGTAAGCGAGGTGCTAAGCGAGTTGCTAAGCCATCCGCTAGCGAGTCGCCTAGCGAAAACGTAGCAGAGATAGAGATAGATGCTTTATCTCCTAAAGGAGATAAAGCGGTGGCATCTTCACGTGCAAAACCCCGGAAACGCATCCCCGACGACTACATGCCGCTACGCGGCACCATCGACAAGATCCGCTCCGAGTTCCCTGCCATCACGGACCCGCAACTGAAGTCGATGCATGAGGACTTCGTCCTGTACTGGAAAGGGCAGGGCAGGCCGATGGCGGACTGGGATGCCACGTGGCTGAGGTGGATGCGAAAAGAGGCCGCGAAGGTCGTCCCCGACCGGAGCACCAAGCCCGCCGCTTCCGATGCTGCTTTCGCCCGAACTCAAGCGTTGAAGCTCGTAGTCCCGGACGACGGGCGGAGGGAACTGGAATGACCCGCAACGAACTGATCGACGTGCTGTCCGTGATCGCCGCCGCTACTCGCCGCACAGTCGGTGAAACCGATGTGGAGATTTGGGGCAGCGTCATCGGCCACCTGGACAAGGATCTGGCTTTGGAGGCGGTGGCGATGCACATCCGGGAGAAGCCGGGTGTGTGGTTGGAGCCGGGGCATGTGGTCGCTAATGCGCGGGGGATTCTGCGGGATCGGGCTGCGCGGTCTCCGTTGCAACTTGGCCCGAAGGTTCAGGAGGGTCCGGTGAAGGCGGCGTATGACGCGGTGGGTGCGTTGTCGGTGGATTGCCCGGCGTGTGAAGCGCCAGCTGGTGAGTTTTGTGTTGGCGGGAAGGGCAAGCCGCGGCGGATGCCTTGCCCGAAACGGATTCCCCGACAGGAGGCGTCGTGACCTACCGGGCTATCGAGGTAACCACAGACCGCACGCACGAGCGGGGTGGCTGGTGCCGCATCGGCAGCGTCTTCTACGGCGGCCAGGTCGCACTCGGTTGCAAATGTGGATGGCGCAGCAAGTTCACCGAGCACCACTACCAAGCCGATAGCGAGTTCCTAGCTCACGCGGGGTTGGAGCGGTGCTGCGGCCACAGCAGCCTGGAACACGACCCCGCAGGCAGGTGTATGGGCCGTATCGAAACTGTTACGGGGACAGCGGCGCATATGAGGTTCACGGAGCCCTGCTACTGCCGGGGATTCCCTGGCGGTGAATCGCATTGGAGTGCCGCGTCGTGATGCCGAGTCCGATTGTCATCCGTTGGTACGACGTGCCGTGTCCACATTATGAGAAGCCAGCCAAGGTCATGTGCGTAACTACAGCGGGCAGGAGTTACATGTTTGAAACGGAGGAATGAAATGGATTGGACCGTGGACGAACACACCGCTAAGGAACTACTGATGCAGTACAGCGAGTGGCTGGACGGTGAAGAACTTATGGCTGGCCCTTCCATCACAAACTGGGACACCCATGAACAGCTCGTGCGTAAGTTCATCTCGGTACGTAATCCCGCTGCTCGTCCGAGGGTGTGGTGGTTCCCCAATGACTGCACTTGCGGACCTGGTGATGGATGCACTGAGTGTCCCACCAACTCGGAGCGCGAACGGCTGCCGCAGAGTGAGTGGGAGTACTTCAAGCACCTCAACGAATACCAACAGGAGAAGAACCAGTGAGCGGCGAGCTTCGAACGCATTGCGGATACCGCTGGGCAGCGAGGGGCCGGGAACACGAAGGGACTCACATCTGCGCGTACCCGCCAGATGCCAGACATCCCCAGGATCATCGTTGCCGTTGCGGCGCTAGCACGAAGGACGGGAAAGCCTGATGTCTGAGTTCTCTGATGCTTGGAAGACCCAACCTCGTGAGTGGACGGAAGTCCTCGACGCTGACGGGGATGTGATCGCAATGTTCCGTGACGAGCACTTAGCGGAGGAGTACGCGGAATGGATGAACGGATGAGCGAGAGCGCAGCAGAAGTGATCGCGGCATCACTCAACACCGAGATCGTCGGACACTCCGGCGACTACAACGGCGGAAGACTGACCTACAGCCGTTCGTTGGATCTAGCCATCCAGGGCCTCGACGCTCTCCGGGAAGCAGGCTGGGCCGTCGAGAAGCTGCCCGAACCTGACCATCGCCAAGATGCCACGGAGGACGAGAACGGGCGCATCGACTACGAATCGGGAGACGTGTCTGTTTTCGATGACGGCGAGATCCACGTGTGGGGTGCTGTCTGGGAGCCTGCGGCGGTGCGGCACTTCGGGCTGTCACTCCTCGCCGCTGCTGCGGTTTCCCAGGACGGTGAGAGATGAGCGCCGACGTGTTCCCGGACTGTCTGTGGGCTTCTGAACGTCGTTTAGCGTCTCTCGGCGGTGATGTGTCGGGGGAGGGTGTTGTGGACGCTCTGGGGCCTTCTGGGGCGGCGGGAACGGACGGTGTGGCGTGATCCTCGACGGCGAAGCCTTGAACGTGATGGCTGGCTGCATCAGCCGCGGCGAGAAACCCACCATTGACACGCAGGTGATCGAGACCGACGTGTGGTGCGAGGAATGCCGCATGGATTCCGCCGCGCGGGCCGCCGTCACGGTCGTCACCCCCGAAGCGGTGTACGAGGCAGGCACCCTCATCTACTGCGTACTGCACGACAGGAGAGACGAATGATCACCCGCATCCGAGATTGGATCGACCGCTACGAACATGGCCCTCTTGTCGCATCCTTGGTGATCATCCTTACGCCCGTGCTGGTCGCCATGCAGATCGTGTACACGCAGGAGGGCGCCCCGTGGTGGTTAGTTCCGGTGGCGCTGCTGGGTTTCCTGGTTCTCTCGGGGTGGATCTGTCTTGTCGTTGCTGCTGTCACAAGGTGGTTCGGGCGGTGACTGCTGTGGAGGAGCCCGACGAGATCTCAGCCCTCGTGGACTGGCAGCTCTCTAAGCGTGGTGTTTTGGACACGGTGATGTGGACGTGCCACAAGTGCCGGTGTAGGTGGCAGTCGGGTCCGATGTCCTGCCCTGAATGCGGAGAAAGGAAACGCAATTAGCCGCGATTTAGTGGCCGTCTATAGCGTGTAATGCGTTGTCTACCACGGTATTATGTATGGAACACCAAATGCAGGGAGCCCGGAATGAGCAGGAACGTATGCAAGAACTGCGGCTCCACTGTGGAACAAGGCCCCTACGGTAGATGGCTCCATGCTGGAACTCGTGAACCGCGGTGTCTAGTTTACGCGGAGCCGTTCGCCCCCTTCGGAACTCCCATCGAGTTCCCTGGTGACGCAGAGGAAGGTTGCGGCTGCCATCACTGCAATCCGCAATATCACGGGATGCGGATGTTCCTGTGTTCGCAGTGCGGTAATAAGCGTTGCCCAAAAGCGACTTTCCACGGCCTGGAATGCAGCGGCAGTAACGCGCCCGGCCAAGCGGGGAGCCGGTACGCATGATTGGACTTGACGAGTGTGAGTGGTGTGGCTGCGATCTCGATGACTGCCTGAGTGATCCATGCAGGGATCGTGCTGAAGCGCACGCCGAGGAGTACTACACCCCGTCAGGTTTGGACGAGTTCGCGCCCGAGACAACCCGTAACCATTCTCCTGCTCGTCCGTTGGCTCTATTCGAGGAGGAGCAGTGAGCGAGCTGAGCGACGAGCAGGTTGATGCTGAACTGTCGACGGCGATCTACGGCTACGACCCCCGCGATAAGTACCCGGAGTGGTCGCACGCGCAGATGCGTGATGCTTACCGGGCTGGCCGGGAGGATGCGCTGGCTGAACATCGGGAGTTGTTGACTGTTCGGTCGGTGGAAGAACTAGACGCCCTACCCGAGGGTTCGGTGGTGAAAGACAGTGTAGGGGTGATCTGGGAAAAGGATTGCGGGTGGTGGACTCCGGGCATTGATATGGAGCGTGTTGTTGAGCCGGATTGGGTTCCCGCTCTTGTTCTGTACCGGCCCGACTGGCCCCTAGAAGAGAGGGCGTAAGGCGAAAAGATGGCTACTACTCCTCGCCGATTGCGACCACAGGGGATGACTCTTCAGGAAGCGTTTGATTGGTATCCAAAGACTGAGGTGGAACCCCCTCCGCACCTGTCGACTAAGTGTTTGGCGTGGCAGGCCTCTGTCCGGAGTGAAAGCAACCCGTACGGGAACTTTTGGTGGGGAAGCCGGACGGTCTATGCGCACCGAGTCGCCTACGAACTGGCGTACGGCGAGATTCCTGACGGGATGGTTGTCGACCATCGATGCTGGAATCCCCGATGCGTCAACCCGGACCATCTTCGGCTCGCCACAAGGAAGCAAAACAACGAGAACCTATCCCAGGTTCCGAAAAACTCTACGTCCGGAATTCGTGGTGTCACTTGGCATAAGGGTGGTCGAAAATGGCGTGCGCACGTGAAGCACAACGGCAAAGAAGTGCACCTAGGCTTCTTCGATAGCATCGAGGATGCTGATGCTGTGGCTCGCGCCAAACGGGCTGAGTTATTCACTCACGTCACCGAGTTTCCGCAGGCACCCTGGGAGACACCATGACCGCCTGTGCTCATCTGACTGTTCATGGTCCTACTTCTGCTGGTACTTGGGTGTGTAACTCGTGCGGTATGGAACTCATCTTCGGGGAGACACCATGAGTGTCAAGGTCCCGATCTATGTCAACGAGAAGCTTGTCGGTGAGATGGCCATAGTTCGTCAGGTGCGGAACCTTCCCCCGGGGAATGCGGATGATGACTGGCGCGCCTTCGAATACCGATGGGAGGTAACTCAGACCTACCCGCATCACCGGAGAACGTCAGGAAGGTGTTTCCACACCCCGCGTGATGGGGTTTGGAAGCTGGTTGCAGAGGCCATGAAATCGGTTCCAGGTTGGGTGATGAACCATGACTGAGCGCATAGAGGAATCCATTCCTGTTTGTAACTGCACGGATGTTCCATTCGCTGCTTTTGGTGGTGAGCCACACCGCCATTTGGGCTATCTGTCCAGCGATGAGAAGAGGCTGACGCCGACGAACCGGGCTGCACTCCGGAAAGCTCAACGCGAACACCGCAGGCGGTCCTGATGGCTGATTATCGGGACACTGTTGGCAATCTCCCCGGAGGCCCGTACGAGGAGAACGACTGCCTTCAACGGGATTGCGGCACGTGCGGGGCTCCTGCCGGTAAGAGGTGCGTCGTGGAGACACTGCGCGGTCCGAGGCCGCGTCACATGCCATGCCTATCGAGGCTGCTGAAGCGGGAGGACCAGTGAGCGACATCGTTGACCGCATCGACGAGCTGGTCGATGCCTCTCTGTCGGTTGGCCCGGTGGATGACTACAACGCCGACCGCTATGACCGCTGCCCGCATTGCTCCAGGCATTGGCATGGGCTGCCGGTCACGGAACGCATCGCGGGAATGTACTACTCGGGCAGGTTCGATGAGGACTACCGGGTTGACGAGGACGACTCTCGAATCCTCTGCCGGGGTTCGGACTTCATCGGCCCAATGCCGGCTGAACGCCCGGTGTGGGGGGACACGCGTAGGCGTGTCACCGCGGAGATTGGCCCTGGCTCTCCGCGCTGGCTGCAGGGCCTCATCGTGGATACCGAGAACTATGTGGCATCGATGATGGAAGCCATGGGGTTACCGGCTGGGTACTGGTATCTGGGTTCTCGGAGGAACCGCTGGTGGAAACTCACCCTTCCAAATGATGCTGAGATTGTTCAGCAGATCACAGATTCCGAACCACCAACCACCACACTAGTGGTCGGCGATCAGTCTGAGACGTGGCCCACGGAGAACGTCCACATCAACCACCTCGACGTTCCCGACGAGATCCGCCCGCAGTCCATCATCCGTGTTGCTCCAAGACGCGTTGAGTTGCATGTCCTAGTTGATGTGGCCCCCCATGTTGGCGGTACGTGGGAGCCGATGACCGCCCCCGGAGTCACGACCCATCCCAGCCGGGGCCTCACGAGGGTTGGGCCTTATCCGTGGGATTTCGAGTACACACCCGTTGAGGGGCAGACGGTTTCGTTCGCCGCTAACGGCCGGGTTCTGACTGGCCGCATATCACGGGTGGAGCATCCCAGCGACTGCGAAACTGTGATGACTGTTCGGCAGGATTCCGACGGGCCAGGGTGGCTCGCACTCAACGAGGAGAACCCCTGATGCCGCTCGCCCAATTGCGTATCTGCGACCCCTGCAACAAGATCAGGTGGGCTCCATGTTCTATTGCTTGCAGGGTTCCTGATGGGGGACAACGGGATTCATGGCTTCCTAATTTGCAGGATGGTGCTGGTGAGATCCCCAAGGAGGCAGCGTGACCGAGGCCCACATTCTCTACCGATTCTTCGCGGCCGATGACACGCTCCTATACGTCGGCATCACTAACGACCCGCTGTCGAGATTCAATGGCCACTACCGAGATAAGTCTTGGTTTCGGCAAATCTCCAGGTCGACGATGGAGCACTTCGAAACCCGCCAGAAGCTTGCGGCCGCCGAAATTCACGCCATCAAGACCGAGAAGCCCAAGTACAACATCACCCACTCCGTTGCGCCGCTCCCCAATCGCATTGGGGTCAAAGGTCGCGCATATGCCGCCAGGGGGGATGCAAGCAACTTCCCTCGACCCGACGCCATTGCCTGCGATGATCCGACCCCAGAAGAGCGTGAGCTACGACTCGATGCACTGGAGGAGCAGATCCGCAGAGCGCACGGATATCTCATTCCGGGTCGCCCCTGCCCGTCGTGCAACTCTCTACTTCTGACGCGTGAATACGACGGGTTGATCAAGTGTGTGTACTGCCTGGATATGTTCACCGATGAGGACCTTGACCAATCAGATTTGGAAGTGTTGAAGAGTCGACTGGAGGACGCGTCGTGAGCATGGATTTCTTCCTGGATCGCAAACTCCAGGCGGCACTTCAAGAGAGGCTGGCCACTGTGCCGGCGCTGGTTGAGGACCTGGTAGTCACCATCACCCGTCAGGCGAAAATCCAACGTTCGGGATTGGGCAGTCCCCGAAGGCAGAAGCCGGGATCTCGCCTGCCGTTCCACATCGCCGCGGCCGACGCCGCTGACGAGCTGCACAACTCCCTCGTGACGTGGGTGCGGTTCGTCTGCGAGGAGCGCCAGGTCCACTACACCGACAGCGACGACGACATCACCCTGTCCCGGTGGCTGCGGCGGCACATGATCTCCCTCGCTCTCACCGAGGGGTCGGAGGAGGCGTACGACGACATCACGGCTCGGATTGACGAATGTCGGCGCCAGATCGACCTCCCGCCCGATGATGAGATCATCATCGACCGCGCGAGGGTTCATGAAGCCAATCGCCAGGTATTGACCGCGGGGCAGGTGGAGCGAATCGCCCCAAAATTAGGGGCGATGGGAAATGGCCTGAATAAGCGCCGGGTGGAAACTCTGGAATCAAGTGGGCGACTCAAATACTGCGCAAGAGACGGCGAGGTGAAGTTCTATCAATTGGGCGATGTTCTCGATGCCCACCACCGCCATGCGACACGCAAGCCGAGAAAGAAGGCGGCATAAGCGACACGCCATAGCAAATGCTTGACAACAAAGCGCTTAGGTGCGGTCTGGGTGATAGGCTGACGCCGTCGGCGCAGGTACGTCCATTAAGCCACTCGTGTAAATGTCCGCGGGTGGCTTTCGTCGTATCAGGAACCCCTCGGAGGCCGCCAGTGACCACATTCGCGCAACCCATGTCTCTTGAACGGCGGATCAGTTTGGCTCTGGCGCACCTCCGGGCAGCCCGCTACGACTCGAATCCTCGGGATATCACGGTGGCGTCGCGGCAGATGGATGACCTGTTGGAGCGGATCGCCTGCAGACCGTTACGGGTGATCGACCCGCAGCTTGACGAGCACCTGACTGTTAGCTGACGAGGCTATCAACCTCGTCGTGACCGCTATTCCACCGCTTCGAGCGGTTTGCTATCCCTCTCCGATCAGCCCTAGGAGAACACCATGGATGATGAGATCCGTAACCGTTTGAAAGCCCTTCGGGACAAGCTGGCGCCTGTCCCTGGGTTTCCTCATGTTTTGGCGTCTGGTGCGGATATCGCTGAGTTGATCGACTGTTTGGTGGCGATGAACCCGAAGCCGAAGATCACGATCACGAACAACATCGCCTCCGAGGATCGTGCCGCGAAGTACGGCAGTGAGTGTGCGGCGAAGTTCGCGGATGGGCTTACAGGTCTGCCGCCGCGCCTGGTCGCACCTTTGACTGATGTGGTGAACAATCTGACGGTTGTTCGCCGCCCGTGGTGGAAGTTCTGGGGCAAGTGATGAAGGGCAACCTTTGGCGTATCACCGGCCGCGGCAAGATTCACGGCCGAGACTGCTACATGTTCACAACGACTGTGGCGGATGTGTACCGAACTTGGTTTATCCCCGTCGATGCGTTCTGGGGCAAGTGATGCCCGAGGTGCCGCGGGTCTCGGTGACTCACGCCTTATCGGGGATGGACCCGGAGCAACGCAAGTGGTTTGTGGCGGGCTTGAGTCTCGCCTACGGTGCCGTGTTCGATGAGTTCGCCCGCGAGGCCGACAGTCCGAAGATGAGCCTGAGCGCGGTGTTCGAGCGCCTACAAGAGCAGTTTGAGGCCGCGATGACCGAGGTTGCGATCAGTGAGTTCCAGCCGTGACTTCTCTGGCTGAGCGTCTTGCTCCTCACCTGTCTGGTGTGTTGGTTCACCCCGGAGACCCTGAGAAGGGCATGAAACCGTCGAACCTGGCCCCCCTGCCGACTTTCGCGAGTCAGGTGCAAATGCCGAAGGGCATGGCGGAGGATCTGGCGGAGCAGGCCGGCCTACCACACTCGGATTTCGCCCTGCTGTACACGGAGGCGTGGCTGCACCTCCTCACCACTGTGGGTGGCGTGGAGCTGGTGGATCAAAACGAACTCGCCGATCTTCGTAGGGCGGCGCAGAAGCAGGAGCATCGCCGCAACCAGATACTCGAGTTCCACACCCCGTGTGGGGCGACGATTCGGGCGATGGTGAAGGACTTCAACACCGACAATCCTGTGGTGCCTTGTGAACTGGTCAAACACAACTGCGGGGCACGATGATGCTGCTAAAGTTGTCGGTGCGCACGGGCCTATCCCGACATGGAATGTCGAATATGATGGGGTCGCCGTTAACAGGTCACTGGGGTCACTGCCCAAGGCCCGTGCGCCAAAGCTCCCGGTTGGCACGATGACTGAAGCCCGCCGCGCCGTGGTTATGGCTTTTATCGTCACCACCGCATCCGTGGCTGCACTGTGCGCAGCGTTCGGTGGATGGCTCGGATTCTGGTCATTCGCGATCGGGTTCGTCGCATCCGCTACACCGAGGCTCATCGGGATGGCTATCGAACGCCGCTACACCAAACGGCCAGTCTGATGTCTGAGAAGCCTGACATGTCTTCCATGTCTGATGGTGAGCACACCAAACTGGTGGACGGCATCCTCGCAGCCCTGGAGAAGAATTTGGGTATCCGGGTCACCGCTTGGGAGCGGGTGAAGTGACGTTCGACCTCGGACCATTCATCACGGGGGATCATCATTACGCCCTGCTGGAGCATGTACTCACTGAGTACCGGCCCGAGGGTGTGGCTTTGGAGTTCGGGGTCGGACCTGGGCAGAGCACACGCCTGATCGCCACACACATGCCGGTGATCGGGTTCGATTCGTTCGCCGGCCTTCCCGAGGATTGGCGACCTGAGTTCCCCCGGGGCAGCTTCGCTTTCGCCCCGCCGACAATCCCGAACGTTCGGCTGGTGGTCGGATGGTTCGACGCCACCCTCCCAACGTTCAACTTCCCCGACAACGTTGGTTTGATCCACATTGATTGCGACCTGTACTCATCCACGGCGACCGCCCTGCAGTTCTCCGACCCGAAACCGGGCACCATCCTGGTGTTCGATGAGTTCTTCGGCTACCTCAACGCTGAGGATCATGAGCAGCGCGCCTTCCAAGAGTGGGCCGACAAAACGGGGATGTCGTGGGATGTGATCGGCCACGGCCACCACGAACAGTGGGCCATCAAGTTGAAGGACACCCGATGAGAACCATCATGTTCGTGTTCGGTGGCCGGAAACCGAACATCGAGTTGGCGTTGCCGTTCTACAAGCGCATCCTCGACGAAAACCCGGACGTGGAGATCCATTTGTGGGATCTGGCCCGCGACATCCACGACTCCCGCTATATGCGCACCCTCACCGGTATCGACCGGCTCACGGTGCGCACCGAGTTCTATCAGGGCAACGGCAGAGCCATGTCGGGGCAGAACCGGGTGTGGAACCACTACACCAACCCTGAATACCAGGATTGCGTGTTCGTCAAAGCAGATGACGATGTCGTCTTCTACGACACCGATAGGTTCAGAGCGTTCCGCGACTCCATCACCGCCGATGATGTCACTTCCGCCCTGACGATCAACAACGGCGCCTCCACCCGCCACATCCCCCCAATATGGGAGCTGTACGAGCAGTTGAACATCCCCCTGCTGGATGTGCATTTGTCCGCCGAGTACGCGGAGCTGTCGCACCGCTGGTTCTTCGACAACTGGCAAACCCTCACTGCAGGCGGCAGCCCTGTCCGCACCGAGGAGTGGGTGTCGATCAACTGCATCGGATACACCCACAACACCGGTAAACGTATCGCCGGCCTGTTGGGCACCCGCCCCCCCAGGGAGATCGCCGGCCGGTTCTTCACCCCCCGCAACCGGGTCGGAGACGAAGGCGCAGTGAACATGCTGCCACGCCTCATCCACACGGGGTTCACGGTCGCTCACTTGAACTTCGGCCCACAGATCCGTCAGATGGATGACGCCTTGTACGCGGATCTGCGTAAGCAGTACGCCGACGTTGGACGCCAATACCTCTGCGACAACACTACTCAGGTAGGATTGAACACCTAATCGAAAGCGGCCCGGACGGTGCTACCAACACCGCTACCCGGGCCTAACCGCTCTACAGAAGGCAAGCGGCTGTGAACGACGATACGTGTTCAATCGAACAGTGTGAACGCCCCCGCAAGTGTCGGGGTTATTGCGATACGCATTACAAGCGCTGGCTGCAAGGGCGGCCACTAGAGGCACCCTTCAAGCGCACGCGATGTTCTGAACGTCAATGCACAGTGGATGGCTGTGAGCGGAAGCAATTCGCCCTGAAGATGTGTCAGTGCCACTACAGCCGCAATCGAAAGTACGGCGACCCCTTACTAGGGCCGCCGCCAGCACAGAAGTTCTCGTCTATCGAGGAACGGTTCTGGGCGAAGGTGGATAAGACCGGAGACTGCTGGGTGTGGACTGCGCATCTGTTCCATGATGGATACGGCCAGTTCGCCACCAAGACCAAAGGCGTCACGCGGACATGGAGAGCCCACCGCATCGCCTACGAATGGGCGTACGGCCCCATCCCCGATGGGATGTTGGTCGACCATCGCTGCCACAACCGCCGATGTGTAAACCCCGATCACCTACGGTTAGCCACTCGAAACCAGAACAACCAAAACCGTCAGGGCGCGCAAAGCAACAGCAGATCCGGTATCCGCGGGGTGCAGCAACTCCCAAGCGGGCGATGGCAAGCCCGCGTCCGACATCGCCGACAAGATATCCATGTCGGGATCTTCGATACCGCTGAGCAAGCCGAAGCGGCAGCTATCGCGAAGCGCAATGAACTGTTCACTCACAACGACAGGGATCGCCTCAGAGTATGAGCAACGCGTTCGTTGTGGCATTCAGAGATCGCGGTGTCGACGAGTACCGCAAGAAGAACTTCGACTTCGTCACCGAGTATGTCCGTAAACTCGACCTTGGCCCCGTCTACATCGTTGACGACGGCCGCACGGGTTCCGAGTCGTTTTGCCGGCATGCGGCATACAACGCCGGCAGCCGCCGCGCCTTCGACGCAGGCGCCACCACCATCACCTACTACGAGGCGGACATGATCGTTCCCCGCCAACAGTTGGTGGACGGCATCGCCGCGGCCCTGGAAACGCCACGCCTGGTCATCCCCTTCGATGCCAGGCACGAGTACGACGCCGACCAGTCCGATCAGATCATCAACGGCGCCGACCCGAACACCTTCACAGCCCCAGTCATCAAGCGGGCACCTCGAAGGATCGGCGCAGTCAACATCATCAGCGCCGAAACCTACCGGGCCATCGGATGCTGGGATGAGCAGTACGCCGGCAGCCACTGGGATGACCGCTCAATGGGTATCGCCTTCCGTGTTTGCACTGGCAATGACGAGAGGTGGATACCGGGACCCTCGCACCATCTTCACCATCTGCCCGGGTATCAGGGCGGGCATCTGACGTTCGAGGATCGTGCAGCCACCGCACGCAACCGCAGACGCTTCATGAAGTACGAGCGAGCACGAACCCCCGAACAGATCCGCCGCCTCACCACAGGCAACTAAAGATGCCACGCCAACGCCTGAGGGTGTGCAACCAGCCAGGCTGCCCCCACCTCCAACGAGGCCCACGATGCCCGGATCATGAGCGGGAACACGAACGGTATCGCTGGGAAACAACACCCACGAAGGTCACCAGGGAAGCCGACAAGGCCAGACGCAAAGCCGCAGTCGACCAACACCGCGCCCGCTTCGGCGACTGGTGCCCCGGCTACAACAGAGACCCACACCCCACCGAAGACCTCACCGCCGACCACATCGAAGAGATCGCCCACGGCGGCGACCCACACGGCCCACTCCAAGTCCTCTGCCGATCATGCAACGGACGCAAAGCCAGAACTACTCGATGAACTCATTACCCGAGTTGCTACACATCAGCCGCGCCGCAGCCACACTCTCCGCCGCGCCGTCACTGTAGATCGACACAATCGCCCGCTTCTGCGCGATCTGCTCATCCCGATCCAGGATGCATCGCCGCTTCAACCCAGGAATCGCCCCGAACTCCTCCTGCGTATAGGACACGACCGCCCCGGCACACATACCGTCACCGGGAACCTGCGGATTGAAAACCTGCACATAGTAGGGGCCACCTTCAAAGGTTTCGAACCGGCAGAACCGAGCATTCATCCGCCCACCAGGCGGCGTCGTCGTCACCACAGACGACACCGACGACGACACAGACAACCGCCCTTCAGGCTCTGCCGTGCCAGCCGTCTGAGCGCCACACCCGCCCACCATCAACACCACACCCAGCGCCGCCAAAGTTCGCCCCATCCCGCGATGGTAACGCACACACGCAACGCCGCTGACCTGCACAAACACACCACGCACGCCACTGACCTGCACGTTTGCGAACCACCCCCTGCCGGGTGACCCCAAGTAAGGCCACCCGGACACACCCTGGCCAAGGGGACTCGCAGTCCAGACCCCTGAAATGTTTGTAGAAAGGCATAGCTGCCATGACCCCACGCCCGCTACCTGCAGGTTTGGCTGAGGGTGGTGCTGCGCTGTGGGAGTCGGTGACTGAGGCGCACTCCTTGGATGAGGTGCAGGCGGTGCAGTTGTTGGAGGCGTGCCGGGCGAAGGACCGCCTGGACAAGTTGGACATGTTGTTGCGGGGCGATGTCGATACGTGGGCGAAGCTAGTTCACAAGACGCGCACCGAGGATTACGAGCTGCACATCGATGATGCGTTGGCGAAGGCGAATGCGACGGCGAATCAGATGAAGCAGTTGTTGGCATCGCTTCGGCTGCCTGATGATGCGGGGAAGCGTCCGCAGGCACGTGGTGGGGCGCGGGGTTCGTATGCGGCGTCCGCGGCGAAGGCGGGGAAGGTGTCGTCGTTGGATCGGGCGCGGGCCGCGAAGACGGGTGCCTGATCGTTGGGCTGGGCCGTTGTTCGACGGCCATATCTGCTCTGTCGGCTATGAGGTCCTGGATTGGATTCACGAGTACGCCTGCCATGGGGTGGGTGATATTCAGGGCCAGCCGTTGGATCTTGATGATGAGATGCGTGACCACATTGTGGAGGCGTACCGGATAGATCCGGATTCGGGTCGCCGGGTTTATAACGAGGCGGTGTTGTCTCGGCCGAAGGGTCGGGCGAAGTCTGAGATCGCTGCTTTGGTGGTGTGCGCTGAGGCTTTCGGGCCGGTGCGTTTCGATGGGTGGAATACTGAGGGGCAGCCTGTTGCGCGGCCGGTGAACTCGCCGTTGATCAAGTGCCTTGCCACGGAAGAGGGTCAGGCGGGAAATACGTTCTCCACGGTGGCGTTCATCGCTGGGGAGTGGGGAAAGGATGTTCACCCCGACATTTATGGGGCGGCGTCGGGGGTTCGTCAGTATCAGTCTGCGACGGCGATCTATCTGCCTCATAACGGGGAGATCCGGGCGTGTACTTCGGGGGCGGCGTCGAAGGACGGCGGTTTGGAAACTCATGTGGTGGCTGATGAGACACACTTGTATGTGTTGCCGGAGTTGCGGAACATGTATGCGACGACGGCGAGGAACATGGGTAAGCGTTTCGACGCCGATCCGTGGCTGCATCAGACTTCTACGGCGTACCGGCCGGGTGAGAACTCGGTGTTCGAGGAAACGTTGACGTTGTGGCGGATGAAGAAGCTTCCTCCGTCGGTGTTTGTGAATCATCGTGAGGCGTCGGGGAAGATCGACATCACCGACCGGGAGCGCACCATCCGCCAACTGCGGGAGGTGTACGGCGAAGCCGCCGAGTGGATTGACCTGGATCGCAAGTTCCGCGACATGAACGATCCGCGGATCTGCCCTGACGAGGAGACCGCGGCGCGGTACTTCCTGAACCGGCCGTTGTCGTCGAAGGATGCGTTCATCCCTGATGATGTGGTGAAACGCCAAGCCAGGGCTGAGGCGGTGGCGCCAGGGGAGCGGATCGCTCTGGGGTTCGACGGTTCGTTGAGTGATGACGCAACAGTGCTGATCGGGTCCCGGCTGTCGGATGGGTTCCTGTTCCCGGTGGGAATCTGGGCCAAGCCCGCCGGCAATGAGGGTTTGTGGTGGGAAGTTCCGAGATCGGATGTGCTGGCGAAGATCCGGGAGGCGTTCGCCCGCTACGACGTGACCAGGATGTACGCAGACCCGCACGAGTGGCGCTCTGACCTGGACGATTTGGCGGAGGAGTTCTCCGAGGAGCGGGTTGTGCAGTGGTCCACCACCCGGGATATGCCGATGCACTCTGCTCTGGACCGTTTGAGAACTGACCTGATGAACGGGCAGCTGTGGCATTCGGGTGACCCGTTGATGATGGAACACTTCTCCAACGCCTATGTGCGCATGAAGGGCCGCTATCGGCTGGTGCGCAAAGAGCATTCGAAGTCTGACCGCAAGATCGACTCCGTGGTGGGCGCCACCCTCGCCTACGAAGCGAGGGCTGATTCCCTCACCGCAGTTCCTAAAGGTGGTTTGACACGGGTCGGGCGGGGTTCTGTCCGCGGATACTAGAAGGAGGTCACGGTGACTTCACCCTACGAAGCCACGATGGCCGCCTGGGCAGCCACCGAGGGTTTATCTCAATTGAAGCCCCGAGCCACGGTGATGCTGCCCGTGATGCCCGCTGAGGGGCTTCCGGAGTGGTGGCGGGACCGCCTCTACAAGAAGATCACGGAGCGGCGCCCGTACATCGAGTTCATGGAGGACTATTACTCCGGTAACCATCCGCTGCCGTGGCTTCCCGCGCAGGCGAGGGCTGAGTTCCGCCGCATCTTGGCGATGACCCGCTCGAACTACATGGGTTTGGTGTGTGACGCCCAGGTGGAACGGATGACCGTTCAGGGGTTCCGCATCGGGGACAGTGTGGACGCCGACAAGGAAACTTGGCGGATCTTTCAAGCCAACAACATGGACTCCGACCTGGATCAGGGATTCCTGGAGGCCGCGAAGTGTGGCTACGCCTACCTGATGGTGGGGCCGAACCCGCGGGATGAGAAAACACCTCGAATGTCGGTGGAGCATCCGCTGCAGACGATTGTGGAGACCGAGCCCGGGGATCGCAGGTCCCGCGCTGCGGGATTGAAAACATGGCTGGATGACTGGACGGGCGAGGTTGTGTCCCGCCTGTACCTGCCGGACTGGGTGTTCGGGTGGCGCGGGAAGGTGTCGGCGACGAGCGGTGTGCCGCAGTGGAAGCCCGACGGGGAGCCCTACCGCAATCCCGTGGGCGAGGTGCCCATCACGGAGCTGCTGAACAACCCCCAATTGTTGGGTGGGGGACGGTCGGAGCTTCACGACCTGACCGATATTCAGGACCGGGCCAACAAGACGATTGCCGACCGGTTGATTACCCAGGACTATGGGGCTTTCCCGCAGAAGTGGGCCACCGGGTACCCGGAGGAAACCGCCGACGGGAAACCCAACACCATCGACATCGGGCGGGACCGCATGGTCACCTCAGATGTGAAAGAAACCCAGTTCGGGCAGTGGTCCGCCGCCCCCCTGGACCCGTATTCTGCGGCGAAACGCGAAGACGTGAAGGACATTGCGTCCCGCTCCCGTACCCCCGCGCAGTATTTGTTGGGGGAGATGTCGAACGTCAACGGCGAGACGTTGAAGGCGTCCGAATCGGGGTTGGTGTCGAAAGTGCGGCAGCGCTTCCGTGGCCACGAAGACGGCATCGAGGATGCCGCCCGGATGGCGCGCCGCCTGGCCGGCATCTCCACCGACGCCGATGGGTCCATGGAAACGATCTGGCGCGACCCCCAGTATCGGACTATCGCCGAGGTGACGGATGCGGCGATCAAACGCCTCCAGTCCGGCGGAATCACGTTGCGGCAGTTCCGGGAAGACTGCGGATACTCCGCTGCGGAGATTGAACGCATGGAAGCTGAGGATGCGGTGGGCGACCCGCAGTTGGAGCGTCTGTCACGACAGTTCGTAGACGTGACAGGTGACACTGCCTGACGCTGCAGCCACCTACTGGCGGCGGCAGCAGAACATCAACGCCTCCACAGTGGCTTTAGCGGGCCGCATGTGGCAGGTGAGCAACGGCAACCCCGACCGCTGGGAAACGGCTGCTCAACACTTAGCGGCGGCGGTGTCGAGAGCCCAGGCCACAGCCGCGATGCTCGCCGAAGAGTACATCGAAAACACTCTCACCGAACTCGATATTGATGTCGAACCACTCGCCCGCATCACCGCAGCGCCGCTGATCGGGCGCACCGGCTCCGGATTCCCTCTCGGGGAGTTGTATTCGGGGCTTCCACAGCAGTTGGCGCTCCACAAGCAGCGCCTCGGCGAAGACCTCGCGGCGCTGACAGCGACCAGGCGCCAACTTGAAGCCAGCGTTCAAACCACCATCTCTGACACCGGCAGAGCCGCGGAATCGCTACACATCGCCATCCGGCCCCGGGTGGGATATGTGCGGATGCTCAACCCGCCCTCCTGTAAGCGGTGTGTAGTTCAGGCGGGGAAGTACTTCAAATGGAACACCGGATTCAAGCGGCACGAACGCTGCGACTGCCGCCACATCCCCTCCTCGGAGTCAGCGTCCGGGGATTTGAGGATCAACCCGAAGAATTACTTCAGAGGGTTACCGAAAGAACAGCAGGACAGAGTGTTCGGAACTCGCGGCGCGCAAGCCATCCGGGACGGCGCGAACCTTACCCAAGTGGTCAACGCCGACCAAGGTATGAGGGTGGCGCAGGTATACGGACGGAATCTGGCGATCACCGACCAGGGCGTCACCCGGTTCGGCTTCGCCGGCCAAATCAACCGCGCCAGAGGGCGAAGGGCGTCCACCACACCGCGGTTGATGCCGGAAAGCATCTACCAGATCGCCGAGGACCGCAAAGACGCGGTACGGCTGCTGCGGTTGAACGGCTACATCCGTCCCGAAGACGCCGGAGTCCCAGACATTGAGTCTCTACTTCGCCTTGAGTGATTGAAACTTCCCCCATTTAGGGGTTGTCGCCCACATCCAGCGATCAATGGATGGGTAGTGCCGACGGGCTTACGGGAGAAAAACATGACTGCGGAAGCAGGGAACGACACCGAATCAGGCCAGGAATCCCCCGAGGGCGCCCCCTCGAAGGAGTTCGAGCCGATCACCTCGCAAGAGCAACTGGACCAGTTGTTCAACCGTAGGTGGGCGCGTGAGCAGGCCAAGATTCACGAGCAGTACAAGGGATTCGACGAGATCAAAGCCAAGGCTGAACGCTTCGATGAACTCGAAGCCGCCAACCAAACTGAGTCTCAACGAATCCAGGCGGAGCGCGAGTCAGCGTTGCAGAAGGCAGCCGAAGCTGAAGCCCGTGCAGCAGCAGCAGAGCAGGCCGCTTTGCGGCAGCGCATCGCCATCGAAGAAGGTCTCCCCCCGAAGTTCGCGTCCCGTCTCACTGGTGAAACCGAAGACGAGTTGCGGGCCGACGCGAAGGAAACCTTCGGCGATTTCATCGCCACACCGTCGTTCGACCACGGACCGCGGAGCAAATCCGCGCCGAAGTCGATGAACGACCTCATCTTCGGCGCAGCACAGAAGCGCTGAAAACCGCAGGACACCGGCACGGCCCGGTAACTGCCAACACTAGAAGGAGATACCAACCGTGCCGTACAACAATCTGACCTCTCGGAGCGATGCTGAGGCGTTGATCCCGCAGGAAGTGTCGAACGAATTCCTCGGCTATGCCGCCAAGGAGTCCGCCGCTCTGACGCAGTTCCGCCGTGTCCCGGTCGCCGGTAAGCAGGTCCGTTTCCCGGTCCTGTCGGCGCTGCCGCTGGCGTACTTCGTCAACGGTGACACCGGGCTGAAGCAGACCACCGAGGTGGGCTGGGCGAACAAGTACCTCAACATCGAGGAGATCGCCACCATCGTGCCGATCCCGGAGAACGTCGTGGACGACATCCGCGACGCCGGGAATATCGACATCTGGTCGGAGATCCAGCCGGCCGTGGTGGAGGCCATCGGTCGCACCATCGACGCCGCGGTGTTCCTGGGCACGAACTCGCCTGGTACGTGGCCGACGCCGATCCTGACCGCCGCCACTGCCGCGGACAACGATGTGCCGGAGGGGTCCACCGCCGCTGAGGGTGGGTTCTACAACGACATCGACAACGTCCTCGCCGTGGTGGAGGAGGACGGCTTCGACGTGACCGGTTTTGTCGCGGCCCGCACTGCGAAGGGCAAGCTGCGCGCCGCCCGCAACGCGCAGGGTGACCGGCTCGACGCGACCCGCACCGACGCCGCTCTGTCCACCATCGACGGGCTGCCGGTGTCGTACCCGATGCGGGGCTTGTTCCCGAGCAATGTTCGGCTGTTCGCCGGGGACTGGTCGCAGTTCGTGATCGGTGTCCGCCAGGACGTGACGTTCAAACTCCTGACTGAGGCTGTCATTCAGGACAACACGGGCGCCATCGTCTACAACCTGGCCCAGCAGGACATGGTGGCGATGCGAATCAAGATCCGTGTCGGCTGGCAGGTCGCCAACCTCATCAACAACGACCAGCCCGTCGAGGATGACCGCTACCCGGTCGGTGTTCTGACGGTCGACGGCAGCTAAGGGAAAGGAACACGGCCATGGCTGAATCGAAGAAGGCGCCGGAGTCCGAGGAGGACAAGGGATACCGCGGCGTTCAGGTCGACGAGACCCCGAACGAGAACTACACCGTCGCGGGTGTTCTCGCCGGTAAGCCCACCCCGGAGACGGACTCCAAGTAGTGAAGTTCGCCGACCAGGCTGACGTGACCAGCCGGTTCGAGGGAACGTTTCCTTCGGACCGGCTGGCATGGGTGGGCGTCCGCATCGGCGATGTGGAGAACGCACTCATGGGCGTCATCCCTGAACTGCGGAAGCCTCTCGCTGAGATTCAGGAGCGGGCTGAAGCGCGCGGGGACGCTGGGTATGTGGACCGTGTCATCACGTTGGTGTGTGACAAGGTTCTTCAGTTGTACCGCAACCCGTCTGGTGCGGTGCAGCGCTCTCAAACAGTGGACGACGTGTCTGAGTCGTGGTCTTTGCAGCGACCTATTTCTCAGGCCACGATTTCGTTCAGCCTTGATGAGTTGGCTTCTGTGCAGTTCACGGAATGCTCCCCGCGTTCGGTGCGGTTGGTGGCGTGGACTGACGACAAGTGGTCGACGTGCTGAACATTCCGGGAGAGTTCGGTCGGCAGACTGTCGGGTTCGTCACTGTCACCGATTCGGGTACGCCGGGCTATCTGGGTGTTGTGGAGCAGGCCCGCGCCGTGACGACGATGTCCGGGGTTCGGTTCCGCCCGTTGAACACTGAAGAAGCCGCTGGTTTGACCAGTGAGCTCAAAGGGTTGACCACCATTGCGGATGAGGTGTGGAAGTTGACTGCCCCCGCGGCGGCGGCTTCGCTGGCGGCGCAGTCCACGGGGGAGATCGTCTACGACGGCACCGCCAACCCTATGTGGGATGACGACGACAACTCCAACGTCTTCCAGGTTGAAGGGTTCAATCAGCCCAAGCCCGGAATGTATGGCGGGGTTCATCACGTCACCATTCTGTGTTCGCGGCAGAGGTCGTGATGGCGAACCCTCTGTTCCGGTTCGGCGTTTCGGATGCGGAGTTAGCGCAAGCTATCGCCACCTCCAGCGAGGTTGACGCCGGGCTGAAGGAAGAGGCCCAGAAAGTCGCCGACTACTGGGTTGATCAGTCCCCTGTCGATGAAGGGGACTACGCGGCGTCGGTGAAGGTGTTGAGTGTCCGTCACGGTAAAGCGGTGGTGGGGACGAAGCATTGGAAAGCCCACATGATCGAGTTCGGCACAAAAGCCGACCCGCAGGACTCCGAATCCCCATTCGGCCCTGATACTCCCACTCCGGCGTTTGCGGTGGGGCAGAGGGTTGCTGAGCATTTCGGCGGGGATCTGACCGGGGATGGCCTTGAATGAGCGCACCCCTCTTCGGTGAGGACGCCCCCGACGCTGAGGATTTCGTGGTGTCGTGGCTGCAACCTCTGCTGCGGTCGGGTGTGGAGAGGCGTCAAAGCGACCCGTGGCCGTTCGCTCTGGTGCAGCGCATCTCAGGTCTGGACAACCCGGAAGCCGGGCTGGATGACCCGGTGATACAGATCGACATTCTCCACAAGGTGAAATCCGGTACTGTTCCTGTCTCGGTTGCGGGTAAGCAGTGGGCCAACGACGTTCACCGACGAATGACACTGCTGGGGTTGACATACCCTGACGTGACTTTGTCTGACGGCAGTGTCGCCGGGATTGATTACCTTACGGTGTTGATTCGCCCGCGCCGCGAACCATTCGGCGACGAAACCGTCGCCCGCTATGTGGCCCGCTACAAGCTGGGCCTCTCTTACGTCGCAGCCTAAGACGCCAGTGGTGTGGTGGGGCTGAATGGCCAGGTAGCGCATTTGCTGGTGTTGCAGCGCGCGCAGGCTGGACGAAGATTCGAAAGGCAGTCCATGCCCCCCTTCGCCAGGGGTTTGACGTGGTCCATATGAACAGTGCCCTCAATGGGGCGCCTGCAAATCCAGCACTGGCCGCCCCAGTACGCGATCTTTTCTTTCACCTGCGAAGGGGTGTAAGGAATGCGCTGTGCGCCACGCTTGCGTGCGCGCCAACGCGCGACGTACGCGCTGTTATGGGTCGGGTTCTCAGCACGAAACTTGCGCCGACTCTCCCGCCTCTTCTCACGCCACAAGTCTGGGTTGAGGCTCCGGCGCTTGGCATCTCGAAGGCGACGCCTCTCGCGATCTGCATCTGTTTGAACCCTGTTTGGGTACCTGTATTTGGGGCGGTTGCGCTCGTACCAGTCGCTTTCGGAGTAATAGACCTTGGCCTTGGAGTTTCGGCAGGGCTTGCAATAGCAGTTGTATCCATCCGTCCGAGTTCTGGAACGCCCGAAGTCGTTGAGCGGCTTCGCCATCTTGCAGCAACTGCAGATCTTCAGCCCATCTAAAGTCGGCTCGAAGTTACGAGCAGCGCGCGCCTTCGCTTGGGATCGAGTTCGTGCGTTCTTGCAGGGCTTGCAGTAGTAGCAGAGTCCATCCTTCTTCTTCCCGTCCCGATGAAAGTCGGTGTACGGCTTCAGTTCACCGCAGTCGCGACAGGTCTTCATTGGCCTGCGTAGGCCTGCCTGATCGCCTCAATGACGAGGTCACGCTTACTCCGCCCGGTCTCATAGGCCAAGCGGTGTAGGAGTTCGGCGACATCCAGCGGCAACTTGATCGCAAAATTCGTCGGCGGCCGACGGCCAGAAAAAGACGACATGTAACCAAGTTTACATGTCGAAACCGCCAAACATGTGGATTGCTAACCCAATACAAGGAGAACTAAATGACGCAGCCCGCAGTCGGCACGACAATGTCAGCCGGCGGATTCCTCGACATTCATCGCCCCTTCATTGAGCGCGGCGGCGCGCAGGCGGTGTTCATCCGCGATAACCGTGGTTCTGCCACGGACATGTCGCCGTTCACCGCGTTGGGTGCGGTGAACTGGTCGCCGTTCGCGCAGGACGGTCAGCCCCGCGACGACCTGCTGATCCGTAAGCGGGTCAGCGGCAAGTTCGAGTATGTGGCCGCCGCTAACGACGGGTGGTTCCGTGTCGGCGCCCAGACCGATGATGGTGGCGCTGAGCGTGAACCCGACACCACCTCCGACGACATGATGGTGTTGCAGTCGAAGTTCCCGGTCGACTCGGAGACCACGGAGAAGGCGTACACGGTTCGGTTTGTGGCGGCGGAGACGGCGGACCCGCTGATCCACCGCCTCGAAGATGAACTCCCCCTGTGCGACAGCGCGGGAACACCTTTGGTGCCGTTGCCGGGTGAGCCGGACTACTTCTCCGGCCCCACCGTCGATTTGGAGGCCACCGCCGAATACCAGATCGGCCTGCTGTACGCGCGCCGCACGTCGGGCGGGTTCATCTACCGTTTCGAGGGTTACCCGGCGTGCAAGCTGGACTCGCAGGCGTCGAAGCAGCGGTCCAAGACCGACCCGGACACCGCGGACCTCACCTACAAGGTGCTGCCGAACGAGTACTTCATGCGCCCCGATCCGCTGTGGGACGGGGTCGGTAACCCGCCTCTGGTTCCCGGCTATTTCGGTGTGTGGTTCGGCGGACCCGGCTGGGACGCCCAGTACTCCGAAGGTTCGTAACTAAGACCTCACCGGGTGGGCGTGGGGCGGTTTGGCGGCCGCCCTGGGCTAGCGCCCGCCCGGTGAGCCGCCATTTCTGTCGCCAAGCCCGAAAGGAAGCCCAAAGTGTCCGACAACGAAATCTCCGAGGACGTCAAGAAGCGGCACGTCATCAACGCCGCCGATGCGCGCGCGCAAGCCTCCGAGGGAACGTACGGGTTCCTCAAGAGCGAGTTCCGCCGCGCGAAACCCACTTCTGAGTATCCCGACGGGGAAGTGTTCGAGATCCCCCACAAAGACCTGTTCGACTTGGATCAGCAGGAACGCTGGGATGATTTGCAGGACGAGATGCGCACCTGCTACGAGCACGACCCGGACGTGTTGGCGCCGAACGGTTCTCTGATCGCGAAGGGTCAACTCGTGTATCCGCACCGCTGGGCGAAGACCACAGAGAAGGGCAAGAAGGGGGAGCGGGTCAAACCGTCCTGGCCTGAACGGTTGGCGATTGTGTTGTGGGGTGAGGATGGGGCGGCGCGGGCGAAGGCCGGCGGAGTCCTGTTCAACGAAATCGAATTGGTGTGGGCTAAGCAGCGTCTCGCGCTTGAGGAGCGTCAGAAGTCCGACCCCAAAAGTTGAGCTCGCCATCGCGGTGTGGCGTCAGGAACCCACCGCGATAGAAGCCGAGCTGATCGACCGCGGCCTAGACATCCTCGACTGGCACACAGGACGCATGTCGTCTCGCCGCCTACTGGTTCTGCTTGAGCATCCCAAATCGGCGGATTCTCCGTATGCGCGTGCGATGCGTGACGGGGAGTGGCCGGAGTGGATGGAAATGCTCAAGGAACTCCACAAAGAACTAGCCCTATATCGGGCGTCTTGGTATGTGGGGAAGAAGGGCGAGTACAAGCCGAAGGTGTTCCTGAATTGGAAGGAACGCCAACAGCGTTACGACGAGATGCAGGACCTTGAGGCACGTCAGGCCGAGGTCGATGAAGAACTCGAATCCATTGGTTGGGGCTAGAAGGGTGGTGTGTCTGTGCCGATTACTTTGAAAGTTGCGGCGCAGGCCGACAACCGCTCGTTCAAGCAGGCCGCCGACCAGGCGGAGCGGGTTTTCGCCGATGCGGGTAAGGCGGCTTCTGGGTCGTTCGCGAAGTCGTTCGGTCAGGGTTCGAAAGAGGTCAAGCAGGCTGTCTCCCAGTACGCGAAAGCGTATGACGCTGTGGCGGATGCTACGGGCAAGGCCACGGTGGCGGAGAAGCAACGCCAGCAGGCGGTGCAGAAGTCTGAGCAGTTGGCGAAGCAGGCCGCCGCCGCGGAGAAGAAACTAAACGCGGCCCGCGACGCCGGGGACACCAAAGCTGTCACGTCCGCGGAGAAGGAGTTGGAGAGGGTGCGGGATCAGCAGGCCCGCACCACCACTCAAGTTGTCCGCTCCGCTGAGGCTGCTAGTAGGGCTCGACGTCAGGAGCAGCGGGAAACCCGCGAAGCCGTCCAGGCGTATCGGGAGTTGCAGAACGCCCAAGTGAGGGCTTCCCAGGGTGGTTCCACCCGGATGGCGGGCGGGATCTTCTCCGGCATCACCAGCCAATCCTCCGGTGTGGTGGGGCAGTTCACCTCTATCGGCGGGTCGGCGGGTAAAGCGTTCGTCGGTGGCGCGGTCGCGGCGATTGTGGCGGGCGGCCTGGTCTCTGCGGGGGCTAAGGCCGCGGGGATGGTGCTGGACGGCTTCAAATCCGTCATGGACACCGGGATCGATTTCTCGAAGACGGTCAACAACTTCCAAGGCGTCACGGAGTCCTCCCCGGCGCAGACGGAGAAGATGGCCGCCGCCGCTCGGGCGTTGGGTGCGGACACCACCATGGCCGGGGTTTCGGCCTCGGACGCGGCGAAAGCCATGACGGAGCTCGCTAAGGCCGGGTTCACGGTGGATGAGGCGATCACCGCGGCCCGCGGGACGATGGCGTTGGCGACTGCCGGGCAGATCGACGCCGCGCAAGCCGCCGAGATTCAAGCTTCCGCGATCAACGCGTTCAACCTTGACCCGCTCAACGATGCGGCGAGGGTGGCGGATGTGTTGGCGAACGCCGCGGTGGGTTCCGCTGCTGATATCCCAGATTTGGCTCAGGCGTTGCAGCAGGTCGGCGGTGTCGCGCAGGGATTCGGCGCGGACATTGAAAGCACTGTCGCGGCGTTGGGGATGTTGGCGAACGCCGGCATCAAGGGCTCCGACGCCGGCACGCTGTTGAAAACCACGCTGCAGTCGATCACCGACCAGGGCAATCCAGCGCAGGAGGCGATCAGGAACCTCGGTTTGAGTCTGTATGACTTTGACACGGGGGAGTTCGTCGGGTTCCGGGAGTTGTTCCGCCAGTTGGACGAAGCCCGTAGCCGTTTGCGGCCGCAGGACTTCCAGGCGCAGACGAACATTCTGTTCGGATCGGACGCGATGCGCTCCGCCATGTTGGGGACCGTCGCGGACTTCGACCAGATGGAAGCCGTCATCGGCCGTGTCGGCACGGCCGGGAATATGGCGAAAGCGCAGATGCAGGGCTGGCCCGGAATCATGGAGGGCGTTTCGAACTCCACCGAGGCGTTGAAGCTGTCCCTGTACGACATTTTCAACACCCCCGCCGGGCAGGAGTTCGGCAACAAGATCGTGGAATCCCTTGACGGTCTGGTGGATTGGGTGAACACCCACAAGCCAGAGATCATCGGGTTCGTCTCTGCTATCGGGTCGGCGGGCGCTTCCATCGCTGACACGTTCCTGATGTTCGGCGCCCGCATCATGGACACCGGAGCCACCATGGTCGATTTCGTGAACATGGTGTTCACGTCGATGCTTGAAGGCGGATCGAAGACCGCGCAGTTGTTCGGCGGGATCATCAAGCATATCCCCGGCTTTCAAAGTGTCGGTGAGGGCATCGAGGACATGGGGGCGAAGTTCGACAACGCCGCCGACAAACTTCAAGCCCTCCCAGGGCAGATGCGGACCGCCGCGAACGGACTCGACTCGTTCCGCGAAGGCATCCGGGGGATGCGCGACGACTTCGTCGGCTCCATGGGGGAGATGGCGTTAGCGGAGCAGAAGAACCGCTTCTACGCGCAGTCGTTCAAGCAGATCCAATCCGCGGTGGAGCTGATCCCCGAAACCAAGCAGATTGTGGTTCAGGACAACTCGCCGGAGGTTCGGCAGAAACTCATCCAGTTGGGGTTCGCCGTTCAGGAGTTGCCGAACGGGAAACTGGTCATCAACGTCGAGTACCGCGATCCCAGTGGGAAGCTGGTCGACCCGTCCCAGTTGGGGGTTTCTCAAAGGCAGTTGGATGACCGGGATTCCCGCCAGCACGACTGGGGTATCGACCCGCCCGCCGGGCCGGCACCCTTGGGAACGCAGTCCATCCCCGCAGGTGGGGGTTCCTCATCTTTGCCTGACGCCCCGGTGTTGCCGATCAACTACACCAACACTGCGGGGATGACCGCCGAGTTGGCGTCGGCGCAGAACCGGGTAGATGAAACCCGCCACACGTTGGCGGAGAAGCAAGCGAGGCTGAATCAGCTTCTCGAGTCCGGCGTCGCGGATGAGGCTGAGATTCAGAAGGCCCGCAACGACGTCGCGAAGGCAGGGCAGGACGCCAACGAGGCGCAGATGCGGTTCGTGGACGCGCAGAGGAAGGTCAGCGAGAAGCAGTCCAACCAGCTCAAGGGTGCCACCACGGATTTGAATGAGTTCGGTGCCCAACTGGATTCCGACTTCGGGATTTCGAAGGGTTTGGCTGGCATCGCGGACAACCTGGTGAGGTTCCTCGGCGCGCTGGCTCTGGCGGGTCCGGTGGCGAAGCTGCAGCAGATCTCCGACGCTGCCGGGGATGAGGGCTCCGGCCTGATGGGGATACTCGCCTCCAATGGGGCGTTCGGGGAACAATTCCTACCCAACCGCGGCGCGGCGGCGCCGACTGGGTCTGCGACACCTGGTGTTGGTGCACCATTGTCAGGCATTCCGCAGTCAAGTTTCAGCGACGCCAACTTGCAGCCTAACGCGGCGCGGCTGAACGACGTGATCGCAGCGATGTTCCCGGCAATCACTGACATCGGTGGGTATCGGGCCAGTGACCCCTACCCGGATCATCCGTCGGGGCGCGCCCTGGACATCATGATCCCCGGCTACGACACGCCGCAGGGCAAGGCGTATGGCGATGCCATAAACCAGTTCCTCCACGCGAATGCCGCTGCACTGGGAATTGATTCGACGATCTGGCGGCAGCAGTACCAGCCTGCGGGCGGGGCGCCGTCAACGATGGAAGATCGCGGATCACCCACGCAGAACCATATGGATCACATCCATGCTCTGACAACCGCAGGACAGTCAGGGTCGGGGGTAGTGTCCATGCCAGTCGGAGGTCCTGCGCCCGTCACCGCCCCGTCAGCCGCGGGGAGTTTCGGCGGCATCCCCGTCCCCCTCCCTGTGATCATCGTTGGCGGATTTCCGGCGACTGCCACCGCTGGCGGCGGGCTCGTCACCCCCCCGGGAACTCCCGGATTCACCCCCACCCCCGGCGCTGCCCCTGGTGGCCCCGGTGTAGCACCGTCGTCCACTCCTCTTCCTCCGCTGCCCACGTCGATCCCCGGTGGGGCTGCTGGGGGGCCGTTGGGTACTGGTTTCCCGCAAGGGCTCCCAGGTTTGGGCGGTCAGGCGTACCCCGCCCAAGGTGGCGAAGGCGGCGTCGGGATGGGTGGTATGGCGATGGATGCCGCGATGCTCGGAACCAGCGCCCTGGACATGATGGCCCCCGGCGCTGGCGCCGCCGCGAAGGTCGGCATCCAGTTGGCGAACCGAACGATCAAATACGCCGGGCAGGTCGCCGGCATCGGTGTTTCCGGTTTGTTGGAGACGTTCTCCCCCGCAGGGGACAACCCGAAGGCGTCTATCGGTAATTCTTGGCTGGGGAAGATCATGGGCGGCCTCGCCGGGGCGGCTCCTTCGCTGCCGAACATGGCGGGCGGGAAGAAACCCGACGCCATCGGCGGGGGTGACGCCCAGGCCGGGGCTAAGGCGGGCGGCAACACAATCAACAACACGCTGAACCTGACGAACAATCGGGCCACTGAGGACATGGCTGGTAATCAGGCCGTTCGGGAGATGGGCGCCATGTATGCACCCTCGGGTACGCAGTGACCGCCTCAGTCCGTTACCCGTCCGGGAAGGCCACCCCGCACGCGGCGTTCCATTTCCTCGCCGGAACCCATCCGCGGGTGAAGTTGAAATCCCCTGACGGGTCGGTGGAGATCGAACTGATGGGTGGGGGTGCGATCCCGGACAGGATCTCCGCACCGGAGTGCGTGCGTATCAACGGACCCATCAAGGGTTTGATCGCGCCGTGGAAGTTCATCGACCAGCAGGGCGCTAACGAGGACGGGGCCACGTACATCGATTCGGTGTATGAGCCTGCCACGGTGGAGATACCGGTCAGGATCACTGCTAGGGATGGGAAGCATCTTCGGCAGGTGGTGGATCATCTGTTCGGGTGTCTGTCGAAAGAACGCACCTCCCAACTGTCGTGGTTCACGTTCGAGCGCGGGTTCTGGTGGGCTGACGTGCGGTGGGCCGACAAGCCTCCCGGCGGGTTGAATCTGGGCGGGCAGCGCCGAACCCTCGAAACCACCCTTGTTCTTCGGTCGGATCGTGGGGCGTGGAGAACCTACGACGACGTCGCCGAGTTCGCGTTCGCCCACGAATCTTTGGTTGACACGTTCGACACCGACTATGTGGAAGAAGGACATATCGGCCCGGACTGGTCCGTGTACCTCCCCAACCCCGGTCGGGGGTACCCGTACACCAGTGGCGGTTCGGTGCGGTGGCGCGACGACCCGGACAAGTTCCTGTTCACCGAGGGTTCTTCGTATGTGGCGACGCATAAAACGTTCACCACGGAGACGAACAACCAGGTCAACGAAATCGTGTTGGACACGATGCTGGAGCTTGGTGGGCGGACCCTGATTTTGGGCAGGTATGGGCGCCGCACGGATGGGTCGTGGAACGGTTACGGGGTTGGGGCGTGGCTGCGCGGCTCCTCGGTGCAGTTGGTGGCGTTCAACAACTTCCACGAAACCGAGATCCGCACGTGGTTCAACATTGTGCCCCCGATCTTCGGTGAGAAGTGGCGTTTGGAGTGCGGCGGACTCGACGGCAACGGCGTGTTCGATGAGCGGGTGTTCCGCGTGAAGCGCGGCGACGGCTCAGGGTTGACGTCTTTATACGCGAAGGACGAAGCGGGGGTTTCCCCGCTCGGTGCTGCGTTCCGGGGCGCTGGTGGGTTCGGCGGGTATGCGGCCGGGGCTCTTGTCACTCAGGGTTCCCCGGCGGACATCCGGAAAGTATCTGCCGGTGATTCGAGTGAGACGACGCAGTCAGGGTTTCTGCGGCGCATCAACATCGGCGACATCGATCGGTGGGATGAGTACACCCTTGTGGGGCCGGGAACGTTTCAGATCGCCGCCGCCCCCGGATCAACGGACATTGTGGAGTTCGGGCCACTGTTGCCGAACCAGGTGGTTCAGTTGCGGACAAGCAACCTCCGGCAGGCCGTCGTTGATTTGACCCGCGTCCCCGCTACCGCAGACGAGTTGGCGGAGTACAAGGACGTGCTTAAGCAGCTCGAATCGTTCGGCCCGGTCGCGTTGGAGGCCAACGCCAGTGCTTACGGGGTGATCCCACCGCAGTCGAACATGCACCGGCTGAAGAGTGGTTCATTCACCCGACCAGTCCCGGCGAAGTCCCCTGGCAGGCAGGCGGAGCCGGTCAAGGTTGCGGTGTCCATCACCGGAGGTAATGCCGACTCCCTGATCAGGGCAAGCGGAACGTCCTTAAGGCGTTATCCAAATTGACTGCGACGTTTGACCACCCGAATCTCCAGTTCTGGACTAAGGAACTCGATTCGGGGGTTCCCTGGCGCGCAGCGGAGGCCGCGAAGAACATCGCGGACGCGTTCTCCTCATCGAACACTGACGTCAAAGTGACGGTGTGTGACGCGTTCTGGAATGAGATCGGCCCGGCCGGGAACTACATCGAAGTCTCCGGCACCATCCCGAGAAACGCAGCCCCGCAGGCGACGTTGAAGCTTCCGGAAAACCATTGGCTGGACCCGTACCTGTCGCAGTGTGAGAACACGATGGTCGGCGTCATCATCGAGACCGACGGTATCTCCGAAGCGTTCTATGTGAAGCGGCATCGGGAGAAGCTGGACGAGGACGGAAAGGTCACTCTCACAAGCGAACTCGTCGGCATCTGGGATATTTTGAATTACCTCCCGATCTGGCCGTCGTGGTATTTACCCATCGCCACCCAGCCATTTAGCCACGCCATCTACTTTTCGCCCCTGTGCTCGGTGATCGAGGCGATGGCCGCGCAACAGTCGTTCCGCATCCAATCCGGCCTGAATGAGTTCCTGAACAACATCACGGGGCTCAACCCTGATGTGCGGGCGTGGGTCGGCACGATGTTGCAGGCCATCAAGAACGACGCGCAAACCGGGTCAGTCCTGAAGACCCCTTTGTATGTGGTTCGCACTGGGGTGTTCGGTGATTCGTCGCCGTTGTTCTGCCGCACCGTGAGGATGGAGACGGTCGGTCAGGTCATCGCCGACATCACCAAAGCGTACGGCGTGGACGTCCGGGTGTATCTGTGGCGGCCGGGGATGGAGCAGCCGGACAAGTACTCCAACCTCACCCATCCCACATATGTGATGACGGTGAAAGACCGCTCACAGATTGAGGGTCCCACGAAAACCGCTTTGGACTCTGCTCTCAGGTTCCTGGTTGACACCCAAGGATCATTGTTGGGGAAGACCCTTGATCCGTTGTTGAACCCGAACGGCGAGTACGCCCCTGAGGGGGTGTACATCGCGCCCGCGTTGGGTTTGGTGTTCGTCCCGCCGTATGCGCAGTTAGAAACCCCGGACACGATTGTTGCTGACGGTGAAGTGATCCGATCCAAGTCGGCGTTGATGACGTACGAGATCGTCCGCTCAACACCGTTGGGGTGGCAGCACATCATCGGCGGGAAGTGCGTCTCCGGTGAGACATTGGTGCACACCAAAGATGGGCTAGTTGAGGCACGGTCACTCGTCGGCCGGGAAGTGATGACCCTGTCCGCTGGCGGGGTGTACCGACCGGCAGTGTGGAAGACCTACGGCGAACAACAACTCTTCAAGGTGACGTTCGACAACGGCGATCACATCTTCGCTACCGATACGCACGAGTGGGTTGCGGTCGGGCACGAAAACCGGGTGATCACCCTCGACTTGGTGGGGAAGCGCATCCCACGTGTCGCCCACGCCGACCATTACGGCGAAGCCGACTACCTGGCCTCAGCGGATGAATCCTCCGAGGTTGTCAGCGTGGAGGTCACTGACCGCTTTGAGACGGTGTACTGCTGCGAGGAGCCAGTCACCAACACCTGGGTAGCGGGCGACGGGTACCTGACTTCTAACTCACCGAAGTGGCTTAACGATTTGTTGAACGCTTTCTATTCGTTCGTCATTGATGCGGCGCAGATTATTTTGGGGTTTACGGGGGTTCCCTCCAATTTGTTGGATGGGTTCCTGAATGATGCCTTCTTCGCATTCCAGCTAATCCAGCATTATTCACGCCGCGATGATGTTGGCCCGTATCACCCTGCTATAGAGGTCTTTACACCCACGAACTCGAGCCCATACAACATCGAGGCCCTGTTCCAGCTAATCCAGGTTTTGTGGGACTCCAGAGGTTATACGACGGCTGTGGCAACGTTCCGCGGCCAAAACGGACCGTTCAAATTGGGGCGGGATATCTTCCCCGGAGCATTGATGAGTTTGGTGTATGCGTCCCGGACAAAGGTTTTCACCGACCACATCGAGTTGGTCAGTTTCAAGTCCAACCGTACGTCTCGGGAGTTGACGGTGCAGATCGGTGATGGAAAGCCGATTCAGCATCCGATTGTCGAACTGAAACGAAACGTCAGCGAGGTCATCGCAGCGGTGAATATCGCAACCTTGGCTCCGAGCTCCTAGGAGAATCCGTGTCTTTCAACACTGAGTGGCGCATGGTCGACAACTACAACGGCTACGGCGGCACGTGGTGCGTTTTGGGCATGTCGGAGATCGCTTTCCGGGTGGAGGATGACGGCACGATCTCCAACCTGTTCCTGGCTGCCGCGGCGCCGCAGGGCGGACTGCCGCGCGGGGTCAGTAACTATCCCGCGCTTCTTCGGGGGCCGAGGGGTTATGCGCCGTCGTTCGTCAAGGGCTCCAATATTGAGATCGCGCACGACGATCCGACGGAGACCGGGTTCGACATCAACCTGATCGCCGAAGAGACCGAAGTGTCGGGTCCGGTTTGGGAGTTGAACCTGATTCAGCGGGCGGGCGCTCCCGGTGGTGATGGTGAGGCGATCCTCGACCCCACCGATTACGGGACTCCGGCTTTTGGGCAGAACCTCACCGTCGCCGCTGGTGCAACGACTTTCGAGCTGACCTACCCGAAGGTGGGTGGGTTGCATCTGCCGACGTCGATCTCCTCGGCCCCGGACGGTTCGACTGCTGAGGTGACGATGGCCGTGGTTGATATCGCGGCTGGTGTGTACAACTTCGACTGGACACCATCGTTGCGGGGGAACGCGGTGTGCATCGGGTCGACGTCGGATGTGCAGGTCGATCTGATCGTCCGCCGCGATGATGAGACAGGCGGCAACATCATCGGTAGGGGTGCGGGGATTTCGGGGCAGAAGTATCAGCAGCCCAACCTGGTCTCGAAGGTGGAGTCCGGCACGAACGTGGTGAATGCCGGCGAGGCGTGCACCTTGTATTTCCGGACGAAGAAGATGGGCGGCTCGGCGACGTACGGGGCGGCGGCCTCCACTGCAGCGTTTGAGATGTTGGTGGTCCCCGTACCGTGACCTCGCCTGAGCCGTGGGAAGTTCTGTTCGAGGCTGTCCAGGGTCGCGTTCCCGGCAGCACGAAGCAGCAGCCGACCAAAGAAGACTTCGACGAACTCGGCCGCAAAACAAAATTCGCGCAGCGCCGGTACGCGGCCGATGTTGCAATGACCTCAGGGTTCGTTGACACGGGAGACAACGACCCACTCGACTGGCTGACCAACTTGTTCACCGGTATCGAGAACTCGATCACCGCGAACACCGAAGCTATCGCGAACCTGGAAACCATAGCCGCCGCAACAAATGTGACCGCGGCGTGGGTGTCCGACCTTGAAGACATGGCCACTATCCCGAGGGCGCTGGTGAAAACCGATGCTCTGACGGGAAACAGTTCGGCCCCGAAGTTCCGCGACGTCCTCGACTACGACTCCGTGTCCTCCAGCGGCACGTCTGAATACCGGCTGCATCGAGGGGTGTGCCCAACGATCCGCCCCGAGAAGGTGACCGGGGCTTCCGAGGGGCACATCTACTACACCCCGATCATCGTTGACCGTCACGGCACAGTGGACCGGATGCGCTGGATTGTCGGCGCTGACACGTCGCTGTTCTCGATCAACTACTACGAGATGGCGTTGTGCGTCTACAACCCTGCCAACGGGAACGTGGAGAAGGTGTGGGGGTCCGGCGACATCAAGGACGGCGCCTCGGACACCACCACTCTCGATGAGGTGTATGTGTCGATGGGCATCTACCAGGAATGCACTCCGGGCCAGATTTTGTTTGTGGCGCATCAGCAGACCGCGCCGAGCGCGTTGCAGGTGACCCGTAGGTTCGCCGCTGTCGACCAGTTGAACAGGGCCAGGAATGTGCCGCTGCTGGACGCGGCCTGCTATGTCGCCGAGGACTATTCGCAGGGCATCCCGTCGAGTATCAGTTTCGCGTCGTTGACCCGGGAGAACCGGTTCCTGCCGTTCGGTGCGATATCGGTGAACGCTCTGGAGGGGTCGTGATGACTCCGGAGGAGATCGGCTTGCTCGCTGACACTCCTGGCTATTGGTGGCGCGACTCTAACGGTGATTGTTACGCCACCGCAGAGTTCGATGAGCAGTCCCCTGACACCTACCTGATGTATGCGTCGCCTGCTTGGTGTGCGCAGTGGGGTGGGGATTGGGAAGCCGCCGCCGCTGCTTTGGCTGAGATCGCCGCTCAAACCTAAACGAGAGGACCGTCATGGGTATTGGACCTGCCCCGGCAACTGTGAACGAGTGGGTGGATTTGACGTTCGTGAACCGGCCGGTGTGGCTGCAACTCCACACCGGTGATCCGGGGACGAATGGGGCGTCGAACCTCGCGGATGTGGATGGCCGGCAGTTGGTGATGTTCACCCGGACCTCTACGGGCGTTGTGCAGCCTACGGGTGATCCGGCCGTGTTCGTGGTCGACGTCGCTGCTTCTGACACGAACATCACTCACGGGTCTTTGCACACCGAGGCTGAGGGTGGGACGTGGGTGTGGAATCTGGTGGCGGTGTCGCCGACTGCGGTGGTGGGGGGCGATGAGGTGAAGGCCGGGTCGATGGAGTTCCGCATTCCGGGGTGGACTGCCTGATGGCTGTCGGTAGGGCGGGGGTCGGGTACACCTCCAAATATATTCTGGGTGGCTCCACTTCGGGGTCGGTGGAGTGCCCGGTGAATGTTTCTTCGGCGTCGGACACGTACGGTTTGGCGTTCTTCGGTTTGACCGGTGACACGGATATTTCCACGTCGGGTGCTTTCACTGCGACGTGGGATTCGGTGGCGATGACCCCTGCGGGGGATCCGTTGTTCTTCGATGAACACACGGGTCATTACCATTCGGTGTTGGCGCCGTTCATCATTTCCGGCCCGACTTCGGGTGATGTGGCGGTGGCGTATTCGGGTATTGAGGGCGGCCTCATCACCAAGAACGTATTCCTCGCTGCGGTGGCGTTCTCCAGTGTCGAAGCCCTAGACCTCGATAGCATTGAGGATGCGGTGGTGACAGCCACCGGTTCCACTTCTGTGGCGACCAGCAGTGTGACTGTCCCGTCTGGGGTTCCGGCGGACCGGGTGATCTCGGCTCATCTGATCGGGCAGTTCCGGGCGTTCTCCGGTTTCAGCGGAACAAAACTCGCCGCACCCCTACGTGCGGGTGGCGGGCAACTGTTGGTGGGGGAGTCGCGGGGGGCTACGTCTGTGGTTCCCACGGTGACGCATAATGCGTCGTCGGCGAATTGGGCGGCGTGGGGGTTGAACCTCGACGCCCTGCCTATCGAGTCGTTGGGGTTCGCCACCTCCACCCTCGTGATCCCTGCGGGGAGTTTCGGGGTGGACTTGTACCGGTGGGCTGAACCCCACCCCGACCGGGACTACATGGTCCCCAAGTCCGGTAGTGCGGATGCGACGGTGATCGCCGGCGCCACAGTCCGTTCCGCTAATGGTGTGTTGATGCCGGTGTGGGTGAAAGACCCCGACGACACCCTCGACTACACACTCCGGTGGAATAACCATCTCGCCCCCGATGATGAGATCGTCGCGGTGGAGCACACCCCCACAGGGTCGGTGCGGGTCATCTCTGAAGGCATCAACCCGGATAACACGGCGATGACGCAGGTGTGGATCAAGGGCGCTACGAGGGGTGTGACGCACCCGATGCGCATCCGCTACTGGACTAAGAGGGGTCGGCAGCACGATTTCACGGTGTTCTTCGCCGGGGAAAACAATTGACCACCACCTTCTGCCTGGCAGGGTTTTCGGGGAAGCTGCTCGACAAGAACCACCTGGGTGGGGAACTGTTCAAAGGCCGGTTCACCCGTAGGGATATCCCGTATGACAATAGGTTTTTCGGGAACCTGAACTTCAACGACGGCCGCACGAAAGCCAAAGCCGCCCTGCTGGAGTCTAAGGGGAATGTGGTCGTGTTGGGGCAGTCGATGGGCGCCCGTATCGCCTGCTCACTCATGAACGACCCCGACGTGTTAGAGAAGTGCCCACCGTCGCGGTGTGTGTTCGTGCTGACGGGGAACCCGGATCGGCATTACGGGGGGGCGTCGAACGTCCCATATTCCGGGATCACTGAGGCGTACAGCGTCACCGGCATCCCCGACGCTGTGCAGTACCGGGTGTGGGATTGCGCTAACCAGTACGGGATCGCGGAGGACTATCCCACGAATCGGAGCGTGAAAGCTGCGGTGGACAACGTGTCCTCCAAAGTGCACTCGGACTATACGGCGACGTTTATGGGTGACCCGAGGAACACGGTGTGGGTCGACCCCACAAACCCCAACGCAACCTACATTCTCTCCCCGACCTACCCGCTGCCCACCATTGAGGCGAAGTGGTATTCGCTCCAACGCAAAGCGGACGAGGACGCGAAACTGCGCCCCCAAGTCGAAGCCGCCTACTCCCGCCCGTTCCCCGCCCCGGTGACAACGATCAACCGCATGTGGTCCACCAACACCGGATACGACGCCACCCTACGACGGTTTGTCACCATGCCGAAACCCGCGCCGTGGGACCCATTCTCTTGAGGAGGACCGAGTGACCGCCATTACTGGAAGCGTCAAGGACGTCACCGGGGTTGAAGACAACGACACCCCGTGGTCGTTCGCGTCGGTGATCCGGTTCGCCGAGGACGGGTCGGTGATCACCGAGAAGCCGCGGGAGGTTCGGGCGGTCAGCGGCAACCTGAAAGTGAACCTGGTCCCCGGGTATGCGATTGTCACGTACGGCAAGCATGTGTGGCAGGTCAACGTCCCTGAAACCCCAACGTCGTTGAAGGCGTTGATTGAGGCGGGGGTGGCGTACCCGCCTGATACTCCGCAGGCTCTCCTGGATGCTGCTGTGGGCCAGTATGTGGAGACTCACCGGGAGCAGTTCCGCACTCGTGCTGTTCCTGTTGTGGGTGACCCCACAATGGCCCAATGGGTAGACGAATACAACAACCCTGTCGGTGATCCTGTCCCATGGTCTGAAGTGGTCTCAGATGAAGTCGCATACGCGGCAGCGGAAGCGCAAACCCCCGCAGCAGCGGAAGCTTTCTGGGCTCTCCAGGCTCCGCAGGTGGTTGCGGGTACTGAGCCGGATACGGTGCGGCAGAAGTTCGGCGACACGTACGGGCCGAACTTCCCGGCGGTGATGGGGCTGGTCGACGGTTTGGGTGACGCGGGGACCGTCGGCAAGGATGTGGTGAAATCCGAAACGGACGCCGATGCGAGGGCCGCGATCAAGGCCCTCCCTTCACAGCCCACACTCCGCACACCTTCAGCCCTGGCGTGTTTCACATTCGATCCTGGCTATACCGAAGACCTCACAGTGATTAAGCCGATCTTCGACGCTAAGGGCGTGAAGATGGGCATCGCGATTGTGTCTGACTTCATCGGGTCTGCGGGGCGGTTGACGTGGGCGCAGGTGAAGCAGCTCCATGATGAGGGCCACGAGATCCTGTCGATGGGCAAAACACACCCTGATTTGACCGCGCTCGACGAGGCCGCGGCGCGCGCCGAGATCAACGACCTGGCCGCCTACACTGCAGAGGGGATCACGGTCAACGGGTATGCCTACCCGTTCGGTGACACCACGCCTTTGTTGCGCAGTATCGTGCGGGACTACTACGACTACGGCATGTCCACATCGGGCAGCACGCACCCGGAAGCGTCTGGATCTCAGGAGCCGTTGTCCACGTACGCTATTCGCCGGATCTCATTGAAGGATGATTCGGTCACTGCGGACCATTACGCGCAGATCGACGCCGCCATCGCCAACGGTGAAATCATCGCGTTCATCTCACATTCGGCCACCGAGTTGACCGGGGCAGGGTTGACCAGGTTGGCGGATGTGATCCAGTACTGCCTGGACAACGACGTACCTGTGGTCACGCCGGGTGAGGCGGTCGCGGCGGCGAGGAACATCTTCGATGTTGGTGACTATCCCGGCGGTGTGCGGTACGGGGTGATATCCAAGTCGGGTGCGATGTATTCGGCAGGTGGCCTTCCGATACTGCCCGGTGGCAGCGGAATCTTGACGACTGTGCCTTCGGGCTATCCCGAGGGTGTGACGATTCAACGCGCTCAGGGCGCGACCGGGACGGTAACCGATTCGCCTCGCGCCGACTTGGGTGCGGGTACGGTGCGGACCACGATCACCGGCAAGGGAATCAGTTCAGGAGCAGCGCCCTCCGGTGGAACCCTGAACTATCAGGAGTTCTTCGGCACTGATCAAAGTGTGTGGATTCGTCACGCCAACGCGGATAACTCGGCGTGGGGCTCGTGGTTTCGCATCGACTCTGCTCATGTGCGGGCTAAAGCGTCGACCGAGTTGGCTGTCCCCCCGAGCAGCTACGCCCAAGGTGTCACCGTCAGCGCAGTCACCGGGGCAGGTATATCGGGTTCGCCGCGCGCCGATCAGGGTCCGGGTTCGGTTCGGACCGTCATTGTCGATGCCGGTTCGGGTATCACGTCTGGCACCCTGAATTATCAGGAGTTCTTCGGCACCAACGGCGGGGTGTGGCTGCGCCGCGCCAGCGCCGACAACACCAGTTGGGGTGACTGGTACAAAGTTTCGGTAGCTGAAGGGCCTAGGACGTGGGCACCGTCCGCCAACTACCACCGCGGCGAGCGGGTCATCCTGCCAACCGGAGGATTGGGCTATGTGGGTTCGTCGCGCACCAGCGGCGCGACATGGGATTCGACTGAACGGAACTTCTGGAATTTCCTTCCGGGCGGGCATATAGAAACACTGACTCCCGGCACTACGTCGTGGCGGGCACCGTTCGGCATTTCCCAGATCATCACTGCTGACCTTGAAGGGGCGGGCGCTGGCGGGAACGGTGGCGGATCAGCTACGGGCTCAGTCAATCAGGTCGGAGGGCCGGGCGGCGCGGTAGGCGAGCGCACCATCAAGCACGCTATCGCGGTCACTCCCGGCGACACCTATACGTGCGCGGTCGGTGCTGTGGGCACCGGAGGGGTCGGCGGCGCAGCAGGCGGCGACAACCCCGGCACCGTAGGAATCAAAGGCGGCGACACCACCCTCACGATTGGCTCCACCACCTACCAGGCGAAGGGCGGCAATGTCGGGGCGCAAAGCCTCGGAAACTCCACTACCACCGTGAACGCGGGCGGCGGCGGTGGCGGCCCCACGAGCACAGTGTTCGCCACCACTGGAATTCCTGGTATCGGCGGGCACTGCACCAGTAGCGTCGGGCAAGCCACCTTCCCGCTATCCGGTCATCTGGGCGGCGGCGGCGGCGGTCCCGCTAACAGCGGCACGAACAGGGGCGGACTTGGTGGCGGCGCGAAGACCACACCGGCCACAGTCCTGGCCACCACGACAGCGGGCGGCTCCGCTGACAGCAACGGCGGGAACGGCACCACGGCGACCGAGGTCGGCTGCGGTGGCGGTGGCGGTGGCGGCGCGAACAACGGCGGTAAGGGCGGCGACGGCGGCGACGGCGGCCCCGGCCGAATCACGCTTGAGTTCTGACCGACTCGTATCGCCAGTGCCAGTCGTTTTGGCATTTACACAGGTCCGATGACCAGCCGTTGTGGTCGTCTTGGCCGGCGCAGTGGCGGCGGCGCTCATCGAGTCCGATCTCATGGCCGCACGCAGGGCAGGCGTCCAGATCGTCCGGCTGCGGATGGAATATCCGCTGGTAGACAGCCCACAGGAGCGGTGCCCACATGATCGCGCCACCGATGGCCAGCACCCACGCCATTTCCCCCATCGGGTCATCGTAGCGAGGAGGTCCGCTGTGTTGAAGAGTCTTCGTGAGCGTTGGCGTTACCTGGCGTGGTTTGACGTGAAGATCGCCCGTTTGTGGCAGTCGGTGGTGTGTGTGGGTGTGGTGGCCGTGATGGCCCTAATCCTCGGACTCCTGATGTGGTCGCTGTGACGTACGGCCTCCCGACCGGCACCCGAATCACGTACGGCTCCCCAGGGTTCCCTTCGTGGGTGTACCAGCTGGCCGACCACTTCGGGCTCAAGGCCAGCACCTACCCCGGCCATCAAGAGTCGCATCGGAACGAGGCGGGATTCGCCGCCAACCCGAACAAACTCAACCGCGGCATCGACTGGTCCGGCCATGTCGCCAACATGCAGCGGTTCGCCGACTACCTCATGACCGTCAAAAGTGCTCTTGAGCAGGTGATCTGGCAGAACCCCAACACTGGGCAGAAAGCCGGTGTCGCTGGGGGCAAAGACGTCACTGTCACCGGCTACTACGCCGCCGACTATGCGGGGCATCGGGATCACGTCCACACCCGCCAATCATCACCCATCCCACTCCCTGGAGGTTCCGTGGGACTCGCCGACCCCTTCACCGGAGCCGTGTGGTCACCCAACCGACGCAAACGCAGCCTCGGCATCCCCCGCTGGATAGCCCTGCATACGCAGGAAGGTGGCCGCACCGCCCGCGGTCTCGCCGGATACCTCGCCAACCCCTCCTCCCAGGTGTCCTACCACGTTGTCGTTGACGACCACGAGATCCTGAAAGTCGTTTCCGAAGATGACTACCCGTGGGCCGCAGCGAACGCCAACCAATACGCCTTCCACCTCTGCGGCGCAGGCACCTACGCGGGCTGGTCGCGGGGGAAGTGGCTGGAAACCGACGCCTCGGACGGGAAGAACGAAGACGCCGAACTAACCAACATGGCAAAAGTCGTCGCCTGGTGGTGCCAGAAATACAACATCCCCCCCGCGTGGATCGGTGGCAGGGGTGTGCCGTGGGGATCGGACGGCATCTGCGGACATGCTGACTTCGGCGCGTGGGGCGGCGGGCATCATGACCCCGGCCCGAACTTTCCCGTCGATGAACTCATAAGACGGGTGAAAGCGTTCCTCGGCGGCACCACACCCCCACCACTACCCGCACCACCACCGGTGCAGGCACCGAACACGAACCCCGGCAAGTACGCCGGGGTTCTGTTGTATCGGGGCAGAGCCAACAACGTCGAGCAGGTGCGGCTGGTACAGCGCCGACTCAAGGCCGCGTACCGCTCTTACGCGGGCCACTTGGCGGTGGATGGGGATTACGGCCCACAAACCGAAGCGGCGGTGCGCGAATTCCAGCGCCGCTCAGGACTGATCGCTGACGGAATCGTCGGACCGATGACCGCAGCAGCATTGAAAGCATGGTGACCTGACATGGCATGGGCTCCCGCATCCAAACCCGGTGACACCGCCCCCCTCATCTCCGACGCGAAACGGAAACTAGGCGCCTACTCCTACGGGAAAGGGTTGGGCGAATCCGACACCTACACCGTGGAGTTCGGTGTCGCCCTGGTGCAGTTCCAGATCAACCGCAACGCCCAAATCCTCAAAGGCCAGGTCCGGGACATGCCCGGCATGAACGTCACCGGAATCTTCGACTGGGCGGTGAAGAAGAACCTCGGAATCCTGCCCGAACAAACCCGACCGAAGTTGCCGGTCATCTTCACCATCAACGGTCATCTGGGCGGATTGTTCGATGGCCCCGCCTACTTCACCGCCCGCGAATTGGAGAAGCGGGGCCGGGTGCGGGTGCAGCCCGTCGGGTATGACAACACCCGAAAACCGTTCAACAACCTCTCCGGCATTGTGGAGTTGGAACGCCTCCTCAACGATCCGGTCGTCCTCCCGCCGGGGACGCCGTGGGCGAAACTGTCGCACTCTCAGGGCTCGATTGTGGACTGCGACCACCACGAACAGTTCGTGGCGCCGAACCTGAACCGGTGGCCCTACAGCGGATTCAAGGGTGGTGTGCGTTTCGGCAACCCCCGCCGCCCCATGGACACTGTCGCCCCGTGGATCGCAGACCCGCCCCCTAAGGGCACGGAGGGTTTAGACCCCGACTGCCTCGATGAGCCCACCCTCGGTGTGGCGGAGTGCAGCAGGGACGGCGACCTCTACGCGAACAAGAAACGCGGCGCGGCAGGCGATTACAAGGAAGCCGTCTACATGGCGATAGCGCGGGGGAAACTCACCGGCCCGGACAGCCTCGCGAAGGAGATGGGGAACATCGCGGCGATCTTCGCCAACCCTATCGGGGTGTTCGCCCTGTTCCAGGCCATCATTTCGGGGGTTTCCGGGCTCATCACTTTACGTGAGCATGGCGAGTTCGATTTGCGCCCTTGCATTGATCACACCGCACGAATCCTCGGAATCTAGGAGAACATCGTGAATTGGCAGCATTATTGGAAAGCGATCCTGACGTTCATCGGGGCGGTAGCGACGAACGCTTTCGCCGACCTGCTGCAGTCCGGGCAGCCGTGGCCCTCCACGGGCGGCGAGTGGGTCCGCTGGAGCGTCTCCATCATCGGCACCACCTACCTGGTGTACCGGGTCCCGAACAAGCCCATTGAGCCGGCGACGTGATGCCGGCGTGGGGTCCTGAAACGTGGGGTGACTTCAGTGTTGTCGGGTTCGCGGTGTTCATCACCATCCTCATGTTCGTCGCCCAGGTAAGAGGGTGGATTGTGTTCGGCCCCCACCACCGCGAAGTCGTCGGGCAGAAAGACCAAACCATCCAGCAGCTATACATCCGGGCCGATAAATCCGATGAGTCCATCGCGAAACTGTCTGAGGCGTTGTCGAAGAAGAACGGCACCGAGGATTTGGCGGCGGCGTTGTTAGCGGAGACACGGAAAGCGGTCGGCCAGTGATGTGGCCGTGGAACCGGCAGCGCGCCGAAGCCGAGAAGGCCCGCCAGGAGTTCATTGAGGCGCAGCGGAAAGCGAAAGCCGCTGAGGAGCGGCGTAAGGCAGTTGACCGGCTGATCGGGAGGTCGATGGCGACATCAGCGCGCCTGCGCCGGGAGGTTGAACGGAACGGGTTCTCGGATCTACTACAGCAGGCTTGGGGGGCACGTTGATGGTGTGGCTGTACGCGGCCGGGGTCGCGGGGATTGTCGGCACCATGCTCAGCGACATCTGGTTCGACATCGACTACCGGGTTGCGGCGAACGTCTCCCTGATTTATGTGGCGTCGTTGACGACGATCTTCCACTTGTTGTATGCGTTGCGGTCGAATTGGCGGGCGAACCGGGTGGGGAAGATCTTCTTCGTGAAGACGGTGTTCCTGCCGGTGATGTTGTGGCAGATCGTGTTGTCGACGTGGTGGAACGAGGATTACCCGTTCCGGCAGCAGATCCGGTTCGCTATCTACAGTTTGATGGTGGTGGCGTATTTGGCGATGGTGATCACGTTGTGGAGTGAGCAGCGGGCGGACCGTCGAGACCCGGACCGGGAGCTGTGAGCGCGATCAAGGGTGACCCGAGTATTGAGCGGGGTTTCGCGCTGCTGGTGATTTTCATAGCGGTGTCTGCGGCGATCATCGCTGTTGTCCTGCTCTACAAGTAGAATGGATGTTTAGGAGCTGAACCGGACCCACTGTCCGTGTAGGCGCCTTCAGCCGCCCCGCATGAGCTTCGGGCTCAGAGCGGGGCGGCCTTTTCTGTTCGGAAAGTTCACCCTTTTCGGCAGAGCGTGCCATATGCGGGAACGGTGTCCCGTGCGCGACAATATTGGGGTGCGGATCACGGTCAGGACTGGGGATGTGGCGATCCTGTTCGGTGCCGCCGCGATAGCCGTGTACGAGGCCCGGGTCTCTGATGATGAGGATTTGATCTCGCGTCGGATCGCGGCGTATCGCAGGCATCCCGTGGGGAGGATCATCGCGGACACGGTGATCATCGCTACCGCGATCCACCTCTGCGAATATGCAAGCCCTGAGTGGGATGCCTATCACTGGCTGATGCGCTGGTTTAGGCCCTCAGCGTCGTCTCCAGATGAGCCAACCAGCTAGTACGGCCAGCACTACAGCCCCCAAAGGCACAACAAGTTCACGGTCTCGTTTCTCACCCATGAGAGGTGTCTACCCCGTTGACGCGGATGCTGATTGCGTAATGCACTACTCGGTTTCTGAACCGAGACCTACCTGAAATACCTGCGCCCCCTCTACGGAGGGGGCGCATTTGTCGTTGGCGGATGTTAGGATTCGACACATGTTCGCTCACCGATCGAGTTCCTCCCTGCGACTCTCGTCGTAGCGGAGGGCGCTTGCCCTCACAGGAGGGTGAGCATCAGGTGATGCAGTCCGGTTGCTAACCGGATACGGATTCTCCCCCGTCTGGTTCAAGTCCAGCACCCTCCGCGCAACACATGGAAGGTGCCGCCGGATGGTCGGCAAGCGGTCTTGAAAACCGTGGTACGCATTGTGTCGTAGGGGTTCGACTCCTCCACCTTCCGCGCTCCTGTAGCCCAATTGGTAGAGGCACCAGATTTAGGTTCTGGTCAGTGCGAGTTCGAATCCCGCCAGGAGCACGTCGGGTCGACCTTGCGGTGACGACCAGGGCTAGCGCCGTAGGCGAGGATCGGCGGCGGACACATCCAAATGGCCCTGGCGACCCGGTTCGTCGTGTTTGGGGGATAGGATTGAGCGGGGCCGTAAGCGCTGACACGCTCCACGGCCCCTGACCCCAACCAGAATGCTGAGGAATCCCAGAAGGGGCTAACCATGAAGACTAAAGGACGTTGGTCCTGCGAGCGATGCTCACACGACTATGACGAACATGGACGGAACGGCGCGGCCTGTCAGCACGTCCACTTTTCCGAGAGCCGCATCGTTCATGGCAACCCTGATGATGGCGTCACCGTGAATCGGGATTGGACGGCTTGTGAGTGCCTGTATTTCGTTGGCGCAGTCGTTCCGGGGTCGGTGCGGGAGATGGAGCAGCGATGAGCGAGCTGACAGCGAAGTGCGAAGCTCCCTGGTGGCTGCCTAGTCGTTCGTCGAAGCCTGAGCATCACGTCATGGTGTGGTGCGGCGGAGCGCACGCCCACGTAGACCTGAGCCCGATGTTCTGGACGAATAGTCCTCGTCGGGACTTCCCGCACATTGTGCTCGGCTATGAGGATGAGGAGCCGTTGCAGCCAGAGATTCACGGCGCTAGTGAGCTTGCTGATTGGGCGAAACTGCTGGTGTGGCTGAATGCGCAGCCGTGGCCGGATTGGTCGGTGCGGGAGATGGAGCAGCAGTGAGCGGGCCGAGGCCGGTCATTCTTTACGCCCCGAGCACTCGGGCACCCCAAACTTGGGTCAAAATTCTTCGAGAACCGCACTCTGTCGACATCACCCCGGATGAAGTGAAGTTCATCTTCACGGGCGAGATGGAGCAGTGATGAGCGGCTGTCTTCCCTTCTTCCCGGGCATGACTCCACGGTTCACGATCCGCGTGTGGGACAGGCCCCGGCAGGACGACCTCGCCAGACTCCTGGGGGAACCGGCACCGCCCGCTGAGCCCGTTGCGGACATCGAGGTTGATTCCAACGCTGACACGGAGCTGCACTTCAATCACTGGGGGTATGAACTGATCCCACAGAAGCAGTTGACCGCAGGGGAGCAGCGATGAGCGACGCCGATTGGGAGTGCAGCGAGGCGGAGTTTCGCATCCGGTGCGCCGCAGCATCCGTACGGAAGGAACGAGCGACCGCGCCGCAGTGGCTCACCGACCTACAGCAAGCCACCGACGATTACGTCACCCAGATCCTCAGCGGAAACCCGCCCACCCCGCCGTGCACCCACCGCTACTGCCGAGACCAGGGCTACGGGCTGTGTATGGGTGTAGCGGGTGCACAGATTGACATGATGGAAGACAACGGACTATCCCGGCGGGAAAGCGTTCCTGAAGGTGGTCAGTCAGTGGTGAGCGATCCTGCCGACGAGTGCCGCCATGAGCACATCACCACCATGGACTGTCTACCGCCGATCCACTGGTGCGTCGACTGCCACCAACAACTCCCGCTTTCTGATCGCGAGAAGCAGCTCTACCGCGACTACACCTGATCTACGGGCATAGGTGTTTCACTGCCGTGTCCACGATGATCGGGGCCGAGTAGGCGGACGGCATCAACCCTTCCCCGTGACTGAGCCAGTCCACGACCATGGTCTTGGGTTTCCCGCCGGCCAGCTGGTCGCACACCCACCGCCCGGTTTGCAGGGCTGCGGTGTAGTCCTCGAACTGCCCCCAGCACACGTTCTGCCGGCATTCCCGTGGCCGCTGGTCGTGGTCGATCATCCCAGCCTGATCCATAGCGGTGATGTACGACGTCTCATCAGCCCGTGCTGGAGCCGCCAGCGCGACTGCTGCGATGCTGATCCCGACTATCCAACGCCCTGCCCCCATGCGTAGAGGGTAGCTGGAATCGGGCCGGTTCTGTCCGGTGTTGTCCCTTGACGCCGTCAAAGCCTCCCACCGTTTCCCCAGTTCGTCCGAGTTCTTTTCAGTCCTGTCAAGATCGGAGAAATCGTGTCTGACCTGCTAGAACACCGTATCAGCAAGGGGTTCGAATCCCCTTAGCTCCACTTTTGACCTGCGGAAACACCCCCCCATTTTGTTAGTCAAACGGTTTGTCAATACGGTGGTCGGGTAAAATTGTCGGCATGAGCCGCCCTGTGCCACTTGAAGCTTTGCTTGACGAGTCCTTTCGGCGATCGTTTGACGCCCGAACCCGCCCCGGTCTGTGGGGGTGTAGGGAGTGGGCTGGGTCAGTTCAGCGGGGCTACGGGCAAGTCCAGTGTCAAGGCCGCACCCTGCTGGTGCACCGGGTGGCGTGGATGACACACCACAATCGGCACCTGCCTAGCCGAACGGCCGTTGATCACCTCTGTTGCAACAAGCTCTGCGTTAACCCGTACCATCTTGAGGCAGTCACTCATCAGGTAAATGGGTGGCGGATCACTGAGCCGCCACCAGGTTGGGTTCCAGTCGCGAGAGGTAGACGTGTACGCGTCGAAGCCCGCCACCTGTACACGCGCACCGGGAAACCGCGAAGGGTAGCCTGATGGCGTCTATCAGGAAGCGCCCTCGGGGCGACGGAACTGTTAACTACTCCGTGCTGTATGCACTCAACGGCAGGCAGTCATCATTGCCGTTCGACTCGGAGAAAGCCGCCGCGGCATTCAAAGCCGCAGTCGACGTGCATGGCGCGCAGAAAGCTTTGGAGATGTACGGGCTTTCTATCGGTCCCCGCCGCCGGACCGGGCTGACGGTGGAGCAGTGGGTGAGGCACCACATCGACCACCTGACCGGGGTGGAGCAGTACACCAAAGACAAGTATGAGGCGTACCTACGTCGGGACATCGGACCGCACATAGGGGGAAAGGTCCTCACGGAATTGTCACGTGACGATATTTCTCGGTGGGTGCAGATGCTTGAGAAAACCCCGCACCGGGGGAGGTTGCCCGCCCCTAAGACGGTGAAGAACAAAGTGCAGTTCCTCGCTGGGGCTTTGAACGCTGCCGTGAAGGCGGGAAAGATCCCCTCTAACCCAGCCGCTGACGCCCGCATCACCCGCACCGGAGACATCCACGAGCACAGATACCTGACCCGCCTGGAGTTCGACCTCCTCCTAGAGTCCACGACGGAGTACTGGCGGCCCATGGTGGAGTTCCTGGTTCGCACGGGTTTCCGGTGGGGTGAAGCGTCAGCGCTGAAACCGTCCGACGTCAACATGGACGAGGGGACGGTGAAGGTTGCGCGGGCATGGAAGAAGGACTCCACCGGCTACCGGATCGGCCCCCCGAAAACCCGTAAGTCGAACCGCACGATCAAAGTGTCGAAGAAGGTTCTTGAAAAGCTCGACTACTCGAATGAGTGGCTGTTCGTGAACCGAGACGGCGGACCGGTGAGGTACCACGGGTTCAAGGGCAGGGTGTGGGACAAGGCGGTGAAGAAAGCCAAGCTGGAGCCCAAACCCACCCCGCACGATTTAAGACATACCCATGCGTCGTGGCTGCTGAACGACAACGTTCCGATGGCGGTGGTGTCCCGCCGGTTGGGCCACGAAACCATCGGCATCACCGTCGACCTGTACGGGCATATCGACAAGTCCAGCGACGAAGCTGCGGCCGAGGTAGCCGGCTGAATCATGGCCCCCATATCTCGCTGACGATCGCCCGACCGCTGGTTATGTGGCAGCCGTAGGTCACTCTGACGGGGGCGTTGAACCCGTTCACGGTGCGGACCTGGCCGCGTACCTCCGCTGGTTGGCCGCCTTCGGCTGGACGGTAGGTGCGGTGGTCGAACTCGGCTACGTCGGGATGTTTTAGCCGCGAAAGCACCGCTGTTTCGCAGGCTGATTGCGCGTCCACTTTCGCGCTGGCGCGGTCCCAATCTTCACCGCACCCGCAGAGGAGCGCGAGCACAGTCAGTGTCAGCGCCACTGTACGTAATTGCGAAAACAACGATTTCACCCCTAGTTGGCGAACGGATCGGACACCGAAACCGCGGCAGGAAACTGTTTCCGTAGGAAAATGGCATTCCGTGGCATCGACTGACAACCGGTGGGCACCCTCGTAACCGCACGTTCACTTTCACGGTAATCAATTGGCTGCCGGGGAGGCAGCCCCAACGAGGGGGCCACAGTGGACACACATCCCATGCCGCACATACAGAGGGAACCCACCGGCTCGCTGTCACTACGACGCCGTATCCGATCCCTCATCATCGACATCCCCCCCTCCACCTGGACTCCCGCCGAGGCCGCCCGTGTCCTCGGAGTGCTCTCCGAGATCAGGAGTGATCGACTTCGTAACGGTAACGTCGTCTATCTCAGGCGGCGACAGGGCCGCTAGATCCTCCTTCTCTTTACTCGCTTTGCTCGATGCTCCCGCCGACGCGTTAGCTTCCAGGACATTGCGTTCTCCTCTCATCCGGCGCCGAATCTCGGCAATTAGTTCATCGTCTGTGGCCCGCTGAAGCGGGCCGGGTGGAGGTTGATGGTTGTACTCATCGGTGCCGAAGCCTGCGATCCGCAGGGCTTCGGACACGTCCCAGTCGACGGCCTTGGCCGCGGCGATGACGGTCGCGGCAGTGGTGCCGATGGGGATGTCCTGGCCGCGCATGCGTTGGTAGCCCGACTCGAGTTGGTACCAGCGCCCTGAGCTGATCGCGCCGTGCGTGCGTCGTGCGGCTGCGCGGACGGCGAGCCCGGCTTTTAGGCGGGCAGCTTTCAAGGCTGGTCCCAGTGGCCAGTCAGGTCTGCTCATGATTCATATCGTGGCCCGCGAACAGGTGCGAAGTCTACTTTTCGCAAGGCGGACCACCTTCGCAATTACACCAAGGTAACTTTCGAACATTGCAGGTCAGCGCCGTGCAACACGCAAACAAGGGCGAACCCTTGCCATTCGCACGTGTTCGCAGTACAGTTCGCAGCATGACGAAAACCCGATTCGGGGTCTGGCACTCACTCCGAGTGGTCCGGGAACGGTCCGGTTGGGCATCAGCCGACCTCGCCCGCAAGACGGTCCTCAACGAGAAGCCCATGAGCCCCGGCTACCTGTCCGATCTGGAAAACGGCAAGCGGTGGCCCAACGCCAAAGTCATCAAGGCCCTGGCCCTCGCGCTCAACGTTCCGTACACGGTGCTGGAGCGGCACGACCACCCCGACGACCACCCCGACGAGAACGCCGCCGCATAAGAAAGGCCCCCCGCAGGACAAGTGCGGAGGGCCGCCGACAGAGAGGAAACATCTCAGTGTCAGAACTACAGCTTACCGGTGATGGGTCACCGTTCGATGCCATCAGGCGGGTGACACCGGAGGGCCGCGAATATTGGTCGGCCCGCGAACTGATGCCGCTGCTGGGGTACGAGAAGTGGGAACGGTTCGCCGACGCCATCGACCGAGCCAAGATCGCCGCCCACAACTCCGGCTATGTAGTCGCCGAGCAATTTCCCGCCTCCGGGAAAAAGGTCGAACTGGGCAGCGGAGCGCAGCGCACGCTCCACGACTATCACCTGTCCCGGTACGCCTGCTACCTCGTCGCAATGTCCAGTGATGCCCGCAAGCCCGAGGTCGCCGCCGCGCTGACGTACTTCGCCATCAAGACCCGCGAAGCCGAGACGCGCCCAGCCCTCCCAGACATCACCACCCCGGACGGCCTGCTGGCTCTCACTCAGATGTTCAGCGACACCGCTAAGCAGCTCGTCGCCGAGCAATCCAAGTCGAAGGTGCTCGAAGCGGCAATTGAAAAGTCGGCCCCCCTCGTCGCGAAGGCGGAAGCCCACACCGGTTCCGATTCCGATGTTCACCGGCAGGAGTTCGCCCGGGAAGTGATGGCGTGGGGGCAGAAGCAGAACGTCGACATCAAGCAAGCCGACGTGATGCGGTTCCTCGGACATATCGGGTTGTTCATCCGCGGGGAGCGTTCCGATACGGGTCACGCCACCGCCGATGCGCAGCGCCGTGGGCTGGCATTCACCCACAAGGACGTGGCGCGTAACGGATACGCCTACGCCACAGGGAAGCTCACCCCGGCCGGGCAGGACTACGCGTGGAAGCGCATCACCAAATACGTCGGCGATCACGGGACGTTGGAACTGCCGCGCGAACTGCGAGGTGGTGATCCGGCATGAGCGCGCCCAACGAGACCCTCCGCAACTATGTCACGAGCGTCGGATTCTCTCTGACGCTAAGCAAGGCGCAGATCGAACTGCTCGTCCTGCTGGACCACTTCGGTAGCCATGCCGCGCTACATCGGGCTGGCCGAAGCCCTTCCATGTACGTGCCAACCATTCGGGCACTTGATCATCGTGGCCTGACCGACATCCGATCCACGGACGGCATTCTCACAAAGGCTGGCCGGTTGGCGTGCGAATTATTACGTGAGGCGGGCATGTACGCAGAGGTACTTGAACGCAAAGGGATTGAGCCGGTGGCCGCATGAAGTTCTCTGGCGACTACCTCTACCGAGTCCGGATCACGAGATACCCGGACGGCGCATGGCAGCCCATCACCGCCATTGACCCGGACCACCCCGAGGACGCTATTTGGATACCAACGCCCGGTTGGCGCCCTCCCGGTTGGCGGCCTCAGGGTGACTACGTCCGCCTCCACGGAACCGACGAGTTTGTGTGGCCCACCACCACTCACGTGTGGGGTAGCTACTCGACGGCGAAACGTCGCGCTGATCTCATCGAATCATTCGGAGCGACAGCCGTTGTTGAACGATCCAGCCGAATCGTCTGGCCCGATCCGGATGGGGAGGTGTTGGCGGCATGAGCGTCGACAAGGCCTCGCCTAGCCGTGGCGCATGGCGTCCAATAATGCCGCGTAAGGCTAAAGCCATTCTCCTGGATGCCCGCGAACTGTCCTCCGAGTATGGCTGGACGGACGAAGCCCTCGCGTCAGTTCACGCAGCCCGCGATGCTGGGTGGACTTTGCAGGAGATTGGGGATGTTCTCGGTTGCACACGCGAATACGTGAGGCAACTGTACGAGAAGGATGTAGACCCCGCCGTCGAGGTAGTTGGCTTTCCACAGAAACCGAAACGGCCGAAAGCTCCGAAGGCGATCCCAGGTCACGTATTACGCCGAGGGCTTGTATCCCCCGAAGAGATCGTCGAGTTAGCGGAGTTGCAGAAGGTGGCGAGCCGCCGCCGAAGTAATGGCAACCCGGCGGCTGTGCTTGCCGCAGAAGAACTATGGCGGCGCGTGAATGACCTGGTCGATATCGGCGTTCCGCACACTTGGCTGTCCAGGCAGATGGGAATGTCCGCTGGAGCTGTGAGATTCGGCCTAGCGCGCTATGGGTACCGACCAGGCCCCCCATCCCAGACGCGGCGGCGCACCGGAAGTGTCGGTGATCCCGCATGACTCGCACGTATTCCCTTTCTGAGGTAGCGGCGATGGTGTTGCCGCCAGAGTGGAAGCAGCCAGAACTGTGGTTGATGCGCCGGCTGCGGCGCGGGGAGATCTGCGGCTACAAGGTGGGGCATTCGTGGCGGATGCGGCAAGCCGATGTGGACGCCCTGATTGAGACGTATCTGAACACCCACACCGTAGAGGTTGTGGAGCCGGTGTCGGTGCTGGAGGGGCTTTCGGCAAGGGCGAAAAGGAGATTGGCGTCGTGACTTATCTGCCGTGGATCTTTGTGTCGTGGTTGTTGTGGTCTGCGCTCCTGCTTGGGGGCTGGGCGTTGAGGAGGGGTTTGTGATGGGGGAAGCACTGTTTTGGTTGGGCGGTGCCAGTCTGTTGGCGTTGTTTGTGTTGCGTGGCGCGTTCAGTGCTGGCCAGGTTTCGGTGCGGCACAACGTGATCCTGGAGCGCACGGACAGGGATGTGGCTGTGGCTGACGCTGCGGAGCATCTGTCGGGGGTGTGGGCTGATGAGGATTACCGGGAGGTGACACCGTGATCGACATCGTGGAGCGGGCGAAAGCAGCCCTAGAAGGTGTGACTGAAGGTCCGTGGGACGCGAATGAGGCGTTTGGTGCGTCGTTCGTTTGTGCTGGCGACAGGACGGCTTCCATCTCCCGGTCCTCGGTTGTTCGAATGGATAACCGGCCCGGACGTCGGCAGGATCACATAGACGCCGAGTTCATCGCTGCTGCCCGCGATTTGGTTCCTGAGTTGGTGGCCGAGGTAGAGAGACTGCGGTCGTACCGCTCGATTCCTCCGGGCATGGTTTGGCAGGACTATTACTCGCCAGACGAGGTGATCAAGGTTCGGAAGCCGCTGGACGATGAGATCGAGCGGCTACGCACCGAGAATAAGCGGCTACGCAGCGTGGTCATGGATGCCGCCATCTCCCAGCATCGGGAAGCGTTGAAAGGCATGCCCGATGACTAACTCCGCTGCCGCCTCCGTGCTCAACGCCCTAGCTGTTTTGGATGCGGAGGTGATGTGTCGTGAGGCCGAGCATCAACGCGTACTAGATGAGAACCGGGAGTTACAGGTGCGGGTGGCGGAGTTGACCGAGCAGATACGAGAACTCGAGGGGGAAAAGTGATCACGTCGCCCCTGCGGTCTGTGCGGTATCTGGCCGAGGCCATGATGTCTTTGGCGAAGTGGGCTGTAGGGGAGGCTGTCGCCGAGATCGATTACCGGCTGGTGCAGTTGGATTACCGGCTGCAACCCTCGCATGTTCGGCAGGGGTGGGCGGCGGAGCTGGCTGACATCGAGGCTGGCATTGATGTCCACGAGCCGAATGCCCCGTATCTGCAGTGGGGTGGACCCGAAACCTGGCCGCAAACCGTAGATGACGGTCGATGCCACGGCTGTGGACGGTGGTTCATGCACACCGACGACTGCCCTGGAGATCCCCCGTATTGCAATAGGTGTGGGTATCCGCACCCGACCACGCAGACCTGTTTGCGTGACCAGTCGTCTCCGGTAGTGCCCCCCACTGCTACCGGTGACCGTCCTGCTGGGGTTGTAGCTGATCCCCCCTCAGCTCCCCCAGCAGGACACCCCTACTACGAAGTGTTTGTGCCCGAAGAAGATCGAGTACCGACGAGTGAGCTGCTGCGCTGGGGAGCGGTTTGCGCAGATGTGCTAGCAGATATGACCGCTGAACAGCATCGTGGCGGGCGGAACCCCTATCGACTGGACGCTGCCGCCATGCGGAACCGAGCAGACGCATTTCAGGCCATCGAGAACACCACGTAAGGCGGTGGCTCACCCGCCTATAACAGGTGAGCCACCTAACTCAGCAGGAACACCAACAACAGAAAGAGGTTCCAGTGAGCACATCAAGACTATCCGACGACCCGAGTGGGTGGAGTGACGACCGCCTCGAAGCCCACAGCTACGACCTGTGCGAGATCCCCAGAAACCTGAACGGCTACCTGGCCCAAGAGGGCTTCGAACCGGAGGTGATCTGAATGGGTCGCCAAGTGCGTCGTGTGCCGCTCGACTTCGATTGGCCCACAGACAAGGTCTGGCAAGGCTTCCTGATGCCCGACAAGTACGACGAGGAGCCATGCCCCGACTGTTACAGCACCGACTACACCGGGAAACGCGTCTCGGGTTCCGGTGAGACAGCGGCGTCGAAGTGGCTGCACGCAGCCTTGTACCTAGTCGGGATGATGGCAGACGATATTCGGGCGCAGTCGTTCGAGGGCACCGAATACGAGTTCACCCCGCACGGCGACAGTAGGTCCAAGCTGCATCCGTATCTGGCGACGTTGCATTCCATCAACGTGTATGAGAAGCGCAGACCCTCCGCCGACATCGTGGATCTCGTCAACGGGATCACTGGACGCGACAACTTAAGCTTGGGGACTGGATCGGATTTCGCGTACGCGGCGCGGAAAGTCCTCGTGGAAGCTGCTGGCCTGCCCGAGAAGTGGGGGTGGTGCCCAACCTGTGATGGGCACGGCTCTATCGAGATGTACCCCGGACAGAGGACAGAAGGGGAGAAGTGGTCCGAGGAGGACCACGAACCGCCGACCGGTGAGGGTTGGCAGTTGTGGGAGACCGTCTCGGAGGGATCTCCTATCTCTCCGGTGTTCGACAGCCCGGAGGGGTTGGCGCGGTGGATGTCGTCTGACAGCTACCGGTGGGGGATTTCCACTCCGATGGAGTATGAGGCTGCGTTGCGGTTCGTGACCGGCGACGGCTGGGCACCAAGCATGGTTCTCGGATCGACGGGTCTTGTCTCGGGTGAGCAGTGGATCGCGGAGGAGTCCTGATGAGGCCGCGCAGGGTGCGGCACGTGCACCGTCTCCTCGCCTCAATGGCCGTCGGAGCCTTAGGTGCTGCTGCGGTGTTGTTCTCCGCTGAGGCCCGAGCTGATGTGTTGTCGAATTACGTCGCCGACAACGCCCACCTGGTGTGCATGTTCTTGGATGACTTCCCGTCGGTGGAGGGGTTCAACACGGTCGCCGCTGCAATCGTGGACGACGGCCTGTCGGAGGACGCTGCCGCGGCGGTTGTTGCCCGGTCGGTGATCGCGTTGTGCCCGGAGCATTTGCGGGAGTTGAACCTGTTCGTTGCGCGCTGGCAGGCGGTGCAGGCATGAGCGCCGAAGAGGTTGTCGCCTTCGCGCTACAGGCTGCCGAGAGTCGCATACTCCGGCAATCCGGTGGTGACGAAATACCTGGATGGTCAGTACTGGCTGCGGCTGCTATTGGCACTCTTGAAGAAGCCGGGTATGTGATCGTGCACTTGCCGGAGCCGGATCAGGGCGACGAAGACGGCATCGGCTGGTGTTCAGGTCCGTTGACCGACTGGGGTGTCTACGTGCCCCGAGATATTCCTGACGGGAAGGTGTATGACCAGAACGGTGGGGTGACTCCGGAGCAGGCCCGCCGGATCGCGTCGTGGTGGCTAGCAGCCGCGAACGCCGCGGAGGCCCAGTCATGACCATTGTGGGGGAACTGCACTTCAACATCCCGAACGACGACTGGGTTCGAGACGCCATCTGCACAACCACCGACCCTGAGATCTTCCACCCGGAGAAGGGCAACCAAAACCACGAAGCCCGCAAGATTTGTCTCGCATGCCCGGTGAGGATGCCCTGCCTGGAATGGGCGATGACCCACAACGAGCGGGGGATTTGGGGCGGATTCAGCGAACGGGATCGCGACCGGCTGAAGCGGTTCGAGAACCCGATGCAGGGAAAGACGTTGGGTCATAGCGGGGGATGCCGCTGCTGCGTGTGCAGGAGGGCGTCGTGAGGTGCCCGTATTGCGGTCGGGAGATCGTGGTGTCTCAGTCGCGGTTCGTGGTGCATAACGTGGAGAACGTTCCCCGTAACGGCACGATCTGCCCGACCTCAAACCAGCGCATCCCCATTACCGGGGTGTCGAATTCGGATCACGCGAACCGTGCTGATGTGTTGATGGATTTGGCGTGTCAGGTGCAGGACCAGGACCCGCACATTGTGTGGCAGTACTTGACGTGCCTGCCTTCCGATGAGTTGCAGCGGTTGTTGATGTTCGCTTTGGCGGCTCTGCCGGTGGACCGCACTCTGGATGAGATGTGGGGTTGGGTCAAAGCCCTACCGACTTCGAGATTGGCGGCGGTCTGATGGAAGAGCGTTGGTTGCCCATACCTGGATACGAGGGCTCCTACGAGGTGTCAGACCTCGGGCGGGTGCGCTCCATTGACAGGACTATCTGGAATCGCGGGAGTCGATTCGTCCGAGGACGGCTGCTAGCTGCGCACCCAAGTACTTTCGGTCACCCGCGTCTATATCTATCGCGAGACGGTCGGCGGAAGTATTTCGGCGTTCATCAGCTAGTGATGCTGGCCTTTGTCGGACCCCGTCCAGATGGCATGGAAGTGCGTCACCTGAATGGGGACGAATCCGACCCGCGCCTCTGCAACCTGGCATACGGAACGCATCGGGAAAACATGGCAGACATGGTCGCCCATGGTCGAAGTGTCTTGAAAGACCGCTGCATCAATGGTCATGAGATGTCGGGCGAGAATCTGTGGTGGTATCGCGGGTACCGCAGATGCCGCTCCTGTAAGCGCGAGCACAACCGACTGTCGGAAGAACGTAAGCGGAGAGCCAAAGGTGTTACCGGTAAACCAAAGACGCATTGCGCCCAGGGGCACTTGTTAGCTGGTGACAACCTATATGAGACATCGTCCGGCCATCGTGGGTGTAAGGCCTGTCGCAGGGAGTTTCAGCGGCGCTATCGGGCGAAGCTTAAAGCCAGGCTGAGGGAGGCGTCGTGACGTGTGTGTTGTGCGCGTTGGGGTTCGGCCTCTTAGTGGGGTTTGTGTTGGTGTTTCTGTCTCCTCTGTGGCTGATCGCCCCGTGTGTAGCGGTCATGGCCTGGGGGATTCTCACGGAGGAGAGCAGGTGAACGATTCCAGGTATCTCAGGCTTCTCGCCTGCCTAGATGACGCTAGGGGCTGTTACGAGGCTGCCGAGCCAGCCCAGGCCCGCGTGTTGGCCGACGAGCTGCCCGATTCTGATCCGCGCGTGTTCTTGCTGCGGATGGCCGCCCGGATGGCTGAGCAGCACCGCGCCGGTATCCGCGAATTGTTGTTGAAGTTCAACGCCTTAGAAGAGAAGGGTGGCGCGTGATGTGTCTGGTGTGTAACGGGTTGGGGTGGGTTAAAGCCGCCCCGGTAGTGCGTCGGGTGACCGGCGAGGGTGAGAAGGACTTCGTGTCTTGGGATCACATGACGTTGACGCCGTGCTGGGGTTGCGGGACTACACGATTGGCGGTGCTGGCGCGATGACGGGTGAGGAGTTGCTAGCGCAGATTCCGGAGGAGTTGCGGGATCAGAAGGTGTTGGGGGATGGCGAAACCCCGAGGGATTGTGCACGTCATTTCGATGAGACGGGTTGCAGGGCTTGTTGGGACATTCTGAGGAGGCTGGCCGCGTGAACCCGACAGCCACATTGGCGCTTTGTAAATGGTTGAAGGACCGCATCAAGGATTGGGAGACGGAAGCTAAACGCGACCTCGGACTGTTGCCGGGGGAACGTAAAGCCGCTGTGGTCGACGGAACCGTCCTGGGGCACGTGACTATGGCGAAGGGCCGCAAAACCGCCCGTGTAGCCAACGAGGCCGCTGTGTTGGCGTGGGTGAAAGCCCACCACCCCACCGAGGTAGAAGTCTCCGAGCAGGTTCGGCCCGCGTTCCTGAAGGCACTGCTGGATGACGCCGCGAAGAAGGGCGCGTTCATCGACTCCGATGGGGTGGTGATCGACGGCCTGATCGAAGTCGTTGAGGGCGACCCGTACCCGATATCAAAGCTGGCTGATGATGCGGACCTCGCTATCGCCGGGTTGTTGGGGCGTGGCGCGTTAGGCGTGAACGGTCTGAAAGCGTTGCCGGAGCCGGAAGACCGGTTTACTCAGGATCGCCGCGCCGCAGGGGTGGAGGACTGATGACACCGAGGACGAGACAGCCCAGCGGTGTGGCGAACTGGCCCATGATCCTGCTGGAAGGCCCGGACTCCGTGGGAAAGTCCTACCAGGCCGCGCAGTTCACCGGCTGCCCGAAAACCGGGCAAGCGTACTGGCTGGACATCGGCGAAGGGCAAGCCGACGAATACATCAATGTCCCCGGAGCCGACTACCTGATCTTGGATCATGACGGGTCGTGGGCGGACATCCTCAACCAGATCCGGGAAGCATCTAAGGATGAGCAGGAATCAGAGTTGCCGGCGGTGTTGGTGGTGGATTCCGCGTCGAACGTGTGGGACATGCTGAAGGCGTGGACTGACACTCGGGCGCGGAAGTCGAAGAACGGGAAACGGATTCTGGCTGCCGACCCGGACGCTGAGGTGTCCGCGGCCCCGAACTTGTGGAATGACGCCAACGCCCGCCATCACCAGTTTGTGAAGGCTTTGCACGAGTTCCCGGGCATCGTCGTGTTGACCGCTCGCGGCAAGGAGACGGTGGCGATGGACAAGGATGGCCGACCGATCCCGAACGCGAAGGACTATTCGGTGGAGGTCAACAAGTACCTGCCGTACCGGGTTTCTGCTCATGTTCGGTTGTCGCGGGATAACCCGCCTGTGGTGGTGTCGTTCCGGTCCGCGACTAACGGTTTGAGGCCGGGTGTGGATGAGCCGAAGAAGTATCCCGAGTTCACGTTGGACCATCTGGTGTTCGACGTGATGGGGCTTCAGGCGGCGCAATCTCGTGAGGTGACTGAATTGGTCACCGATGAGGGCGTGCTGGCCGATGAGGCCCGCAGGGAGTTGGGGGCGTTCATTCGGGAGAAGAAGCTGTCCTACAAGAGGATTGTGGAGCGTTTCTACGGTGAGCGTGAGGAGCAGTTGGAGGCGACTAGGGACGCTCAGGCGGTGCGGGATCTGTTGCAGTCGTTGCGGGATGAGGTCGCGGTGGACGAAGCGCAGGCCGCGTCATGAAGATCGATCTGCCCAGACCCGCGATCCGTGTAGAGCGGATAACCCACAAGGGTGGTGGTGTCACCTCCCCGTACGCGAGACCGCCCATGGCGCCCGTGTTCGTGATCGGCATGCGGGACGGGGGAACGATCACCCTATCCGAGGAGGAAGCCCTTGAACTGCATGTGGCGCTGAGCGAATGGGTGGACGGCCTCCCGGGTCGGAAAGACCGCATTGCGGACTCTCTGAAGGAGCCGTCGTGAAGTACTCCGTTCGGTGTTTCCAGTGTGATCCTGCGGGTCAGTTTATCGCTGACTGCCCGAACGCGGTTGATGCGCAGGTGATCGCGGATCGCCATGAGCACATCCGTACAGGCCGCCATAGGTGTGTGGTGTCCCCGATGTTTGAGACACCGTTGGAGGGGCTGCTATGAGCACGCATCGTTTGATCTGTCCTTGCGGGTTCGATCAGCGGGTTGATGGATGGCTTGATGCCCGCGCCATCCAAGCCCTCCACAACCGAACCGAGGGTTGTGACGCAGTCATAGACCTCAACTACACACGGGAGACAGCATGAGCTACGACGTGTACGTCCACTGCCACACCTGCGGCGGAGATCTTATGGACGGTCACACCAACATGACATCGAACGTGTCGGGTGTCTGGGACAAGGCAGGTGCTCGTATCCGCGACTGGGATGGAAAGACTGGCGTGTCTGTTCTCCCGGAGTTGCAGGCGGCGATCAACGAGCTGTCCCGAGACATGCTGCCTTACGAGCGCGAGGAATACGAGGCGCTCGTTCGTGGCGGAGGTACTTGGGGGACGGTCGAGTCCGCCCTTGAGTTCCTAACTCGCATCAGGGATGCCATCTGCCGGGACCCCTACGGCACGTTGGGGGTGAGTAACTGATGCGTTGGTGGCATGTGCTGCGGGGTCACCGAATCAGGACCGTGGGGGCTCGTATCCCGAACGTTGTTCCATCGACGTGGGAGAAATGCACGTGCGGGAAGGTCTGGTACCTATGAGCCGCCCCACTGGTTTCCCGCCGAAGGTGCGGCGGCTGATTATGGAACGCGCCGGTATCGAGGGTGACTGGGTGCGCGACGAGGTGTCGGGGATGTGGGTTCATGTTGAGGACGCCCAACTGCACCACCGAATTCCACGGGGTTCCGGCGGGTCGAAGCGCCCGGAGGTGAACCAGTCGGCGAACGGACTGGTGCTGTCACCGACCACGCATTACCGGGTCGAGGTGAATCGAAGAGATGCCCTGAAGAAGGGCTGGTTGATTTCTAAGTTGTCCGTGGAGTTGCCGTTTTCTGTTCCTGTGTTGCTGCATCACGGATGGGTGGTGCTCGATAACCAGGGTGGATGGGAACGAACCGAGGAGGCGGCATGAGGATCGGATCTCTCTGCTCTGGCGCTGGTGCACTTGACCTCGCAGTGGAGCAGGTCTTTGGCGCGAAGACAGCCTGGCATTGCGAAATCGACCCGGCCGCATCGAAAGTTCTCGCACACCGCTGGCCCGGCGTGCCGAACTTCGGCGATCTGACTGAGGTCAACTGGAACGCATTGCGGTTCCACATCAACGACATAGACGGGGTAAGTCTCAAACCCGACGTCCTCACCGGAGGCTACCCCTGTCAGCCGTTCAGTCATGCAGGCAAGCGAAAAGGAACTGACGATGAGCGACACATCTGGCCCTACATCCGTGAGGCAATTCGCCGAATACGACCCCGATACACGTTCCTGGAGAATGTATCCGGCCACCGGTCTCTGGGGTTCGATCGAGTTCTCGGAGACTTGGCCGAGGACGGGATGCATGTCCGATGGACGAGCCTACGAGCTTCCGACATCGGAGCACCCCATCAGCGCGAACGGCTGTTCATCCTCGTTACCGACCCCGAGCGCCAGCGATACCAGCAAGCACTCGGGTCAACCACCCGAGAAGCGTCAGGGGCACCATTTGCGACTGACGGACATTACCGAGCATCTGGCTGCGTACCGCTAGACCTGTTGCCGGGAATCGCTCGCGCCTGCGGCAACGGCGAACTTCTACCGACGCCGACGAGTAGAGATCACAAGGGGCACAACCAACGGCGGGATAAGACCTGCCTTACTGGCGCGCTGCTGCCTACGCCCGCCGCTGCAGACGGTTCACGCGGCCAGGATCTCGCCCGCGCCAACCGCGACGGCTCCGGCGGCGACGACCTCGTCACTCTTGTTGTGAAGGCCGACCGGGCGCAGCAGTGGGGAAAGTATGTCGATGCGATCACCCGCTGGGAGTCCATCGTGGGCCGAGCGCCATCACCCACCGAGCCGAACCGCAACGGCAATCCCCGCCTGAATCCCGCGTTTTCTGAGTGGATGATGGGCTGGCCCGCCGGCTGGGTCACTGAGGTGCCTGGGATTTCGCGTAATGACCAGCTCCGCATCATCGGCAACGGTGTCGTGCCGCAGCAGGCTGTGGCCGCTCTGTCGTGGCTTCTTTCAGTGAGTGAGGTGGCGGCGTGATTCAGGTTGTTGATATTTCCACAGGCCAGGTCGTACGGGAGTTCCCCACGTATGGGGAGGCTGTGGTGTTTCGGCGGGATGTGTTGGGGTCTTCACCGGCACGGTTTGAGATTCGGGGAGTGGCTGGGAGTGGACATGTCCGGGTTTGAAGCGACGTTCATCGAGTCCGAGATCCGTGCTGCGATCAAACGCGTAGGGGCCAGCTTGTCCTGCTGGACGATATCGGCGGGTTTCACCTCCTGGAGGCAGCATGAGTCACGACCCTGAGTGTGAGTCCCGGACACGGTTCGACCTCAATGCTGGGGTGTTGTACTGCGCATCCTGCGGCGGGAATTACGAGCCTGCCGCCCCGATGCTCTATGCCCGTATGCGGGAAGCAGCCCAGGTGTTGGTTGAGGTTTCGGAGCTGTATGAGGCGTTTGACCCCCACAAGACCCCGTGGTGTGCGGAGGAACTGTTGAACGAGGCCACCCATGTTGAAGCGGAGGAAGTATGACCGGAGCTAGATCCGAGTGGGTCGCATTCCTGTGCGATAGGTATTCGCGCCCATACAAGACCACGATTTTCTCTCCTGTGTGTGGTTGGTGTCTCCCCACACACCCAATCCTGGAGAAGAAACAATGAGCGCAAAGCGGCCGGATGGGCATTCATGGTTCAACCTCTGGTTCGACGCCTATCACCAAGCCTTGTTCCGGGCTGACCTCACGGGCCGACGATACCGAGTGTGGTTTGAGCCGAATAACCGTTGGTGGAACATCACCGAACTGACCGAATGGCATCGCGGAGAGGGTGCGTGATGGATGTTGAGTTGATGTGCCCAATCCTGGAGAAGGGCAAATCTGATGGGTGACGTGTACTTCGCTCCGAGCAAGCACCGCTGCAGAACCCCTGAGCGGTGGTCTCGGCGGCTCGGTTCCGTGTGGCTCTGCGATGACTGCGGCACTTACTGGACGCTCCGGCACACGAAAGACTTATGGGGGCGGATGTGGACCCCCGTGCGGTGGTGGCACTTCGAGGCCCGGAGGCGAATCAAGGGGTCCCGTCATGGATGCTGATGATCTTTACGCTTGGCGTCGGAGGTGGGTGTATCACAGGTCTGCGTGGGGGAGGGGACATCCGCGTGAAAAGCCTGGTGTAGACGGGGATTCGGGTGCTGACTGCGATAGAATTACAAGGTTGAAAGACCCGGCGCCAGCGGTCAACTGGCCCGGGCTATGGCAGGGAAGAAGCTAAGGAGTTCCCCACATGACAGATGATAGCGCGAACAAGGATCGTTACCGCGAAGAGGTTGTCGGACTCTACGTCGAGTCGATCGAGGTCTGCGGGACATGCTGACCAGGGTTCTGGACGGTGATGCGTGATGCCTCAACGTATTCAGCGGCGCAGAACCAAGGGCTGGCGCATGCCAGATGGAGCCGTTTACGTCGGAAGGCCGACCAAGTGGGGTAACCCGTTCAGAGTCGGCCGCGATCCTGACCTTGGCGAAGTTCCCACCGTATGGCTGTCAGTGAAGAACTACCGGTCCTGGATGACGGACCCTCTTCGTTGGTGTCTTCCGCCGCCCCCTGATGTATCAGAAATCCGCGGCAAGGATTTGGTTTGCTGGTGCCGACTCGACGCAATGTGTCATGCCGATGTGCTTCTGGAGTTGGCGAACCGGGGTGATGCCTGATGGCGGGCAAGGACCCCAGGCTGTTCATCAAAGTGATGCTGGACTTCGCGGAAAACGAGAAGATCCTGCCGCTGTCGGATGCCGCTTTCCGGGCGCTGATCGAGATGACTCTTTGGTCGCGCGCGAGGGAGTCTGACGGGTGGCTAGCGAGTCGCTTAGCTCTCGCTAAGTGGTCGCCAGAAATTTTGCATGAACTGAGCACGAACCACCC